TAAGGACAATTCAGGGGGTGGGGAAGTGGGTGAGGAGGGTTTTCGAGTAACTACATGACTCCTTCTTAACCCGCGCCTAGGTAATGCGATTAAGAAATATATTATAATAAATAATATATATATATATATAGTATATAAATGTATTAGTATAGATATTCTTTTGTTACAATGCATAATGTATTACGTAATCTCTTTTTTCGTGTTTACGCTTATACGCTAGAGTGTATATACACAATGCATTTTCTATTGTAGTAATCAATTTGAGGGGTATTTACGCGGGGCAACTTTTTCGGTGGTGGTGGTGTAGCTAGTTGGTTGTAGTTCGTGCTAGTTCGTTGCAGTTGGTTGGTAATTTGAGGGTTGGTTGACGTGTGAGGCAAGACACAACGAGGGTATTCGGCGTGTAGGTTAGTGGGTAACTTAGGTACGCCTTAGTTTTGTTAGGTGTTGTGTCCGGAGTGGTTAGTGGGTGGTTTCGGAGTGGCACAGGTCACGTTTTGGGTATGGATTTGCGTATGGTACGGATACTGATTGGATGGTAGGAATTAGGAGATTTGAGCTTTACACATCGGGTGTGGGCGCCTCAACTTGACCAAAACAAAATCAAATGCTATATGAGTGTAAAGTTGGAGGGGGGTGTCATACCCCCCTTTGTATGTTTTTGGCACATACCCCCCTGTGTATCTTTGACCCTATGGGTCACATCACACCCTATCACCTTGACTGCTACAGCTCAGTGTATTAGGATTAATACATCAACAAACGAAAGGAGAAAAGAAATGACTGACAATGACAATGACATCTATGTCATTCATGATGGTGTGGTATTGAGCGAGGATTACTCTAAACTCCTAGTCCCTGGTACTGTTATTGTTTCGAGGAACGAGACATTTATGTACACTAAGGCGGGATACTGGGTGTCGGATCAGGGACACGTGAGAAACCATCAAGGGCTACTCAACTATGTTGCTCAGCCTGTCGAACTTCTTACTTATGTACATGACACAACCGAGTTGAAAGACTTGCCGCTATGCACCTGTGTTGTCGTTAATGGAGAGTTGTACTTCCATATTGAACCTGGTGTATATACAGGTTGGGCTGACAAGCATGGCTATTCTTACAGCGAGGGCGAAATGGACAAACTGTGTCGTGAGTTCGGCTATGAGGTGGTTTACAACCCTACAAGCGGAAGAGAGAGAGAGAATAACCGTGCTGGAACTCGTTTTGTGTTTTGCAACTATCTTTAGTGTTTATGTTGCAGCTGTCGGCATCAATGACATCCGTGAATTGTGGCGCGTTGATCGGACTAAGGCAGTGCTTGTAGGTGTTGCGACGTTTGTTGTGACAGTGATAAGCACCGTGGTCACGCTTGTATTAGTGAGAATGTTGGTGCTGGAGTAATTCTTATCATGGCTAAGCTGACACAACAAGAGTTTGAGTTCTCACCGGAGGGTATCGCTGCACTTTGCGCCGACTTGCCAGCTTATCATCGTAATATGCTTATTGATTGGCTGGAATGGGCTTGGGATGAATCAGAAACCTTCGAGGTTGAACTTGAGATTCCTACAAAGGAGAAGCCATATGTTCAATGTCTGAACATCACGGTTGATCCTATTGCTCAACAAGTTACTATTGAAAGGAGATTTTCATGATTTGCCTTGCAGTGGTTAGGTGGTGTAATAACTACGTATGAAGCACCTAGGAGCCTTTATATCATCTTTAATGAAGATGATACTGTCTTTGGGTTTACTGATAGTATTCTTAAAGCACAATCGGAGACAGAATGGCTAACGTATAAGTATGTCAAAAACTACTACTTTGAGAAATACGAATTAAATGAGGACTTAGAATGAGGCACCCTATTGTATTGGCGGCGCAGTTCTTCCGTAGAGGCGATTTTGTTCTCGGCAATAATGTACTAAGTGATGAGTATAGTGTCGAGTACAAGCACCCTTCTCAGGCAGAGTACTACGCGGTTTATCTAGATCACTCGGATGCGCGGGTAATCAACGAGTCATTGAAGAATATAGCTGAGATGTACGGGTGCCTGGCGTACTTGGAATCTGATGCATACACAGGTAGGCTCACGATTGTCGGTGAAGACGACATAATCGGCTTTCTTAAGTACGTATGGAGTATTGCCCTCTCAGATGAGTATGGATACGATGCCATGCTGAAGAACCGTGTGTTGGACGCTGACATTAGAGGGGCAGTGGAGTACAGAAAGTGGGCCAATGACTACATCCTTGGGTTCTTTGAGGGTGTTGCTGGCAACACTGATACAGGGCATATTTCTAAGCACCCTCGGGTTCTTGGCATCCTTGATGGTTTTGCCAGTATTGAACGTTATGAAAAGGAGAACACAAAATGCTAGTGACGGTTGATACGAACGACATTGATTTGGTTCACAACACAGAGGTACTTGAAGCATCTCTTGTTAACCTAGACAACGGCTGGATTGTCGATGTCGAGTTCAGCAATATGCATGCTTACTCGTTTATTAGTACAAACGAGGATTACTTCATCTGCTCTAACGAACAGATTGTTTGGTTGGATACCGCTGATCTGATCGCGTTCATTCGGGGCAATAACCCGTATGATGAAGAGGCACTGGAAGTTGCCTTCCGAGAGCCTTCTGCCAGTCATTACAGTATTATTGAGCACCAAAATAAGACGCTGTCACGTGTTTTGGACGCTCGTGATGGTGAAGTATTCCTAAATAGGTTTGTAAAGTATCACGACTTCTTCATTGATACACAGGATTATTTTACACCAGCGTCGAAAATGAAGGTTGCAAATACGGTGTTCTTGAAGGAGTACGAGGACACTTACAGTCTTGCCAGCATTTTCGAGTATAAGGAGAGTAAGGAATGAGAATATTTAAGGTTGATGAGCTTCCGGTTGCATTTTGCAGGCTTGCACTGGGTACTATACTAGAAAGCCCTAACGGTGAGCGTTGGGTGAAGATTTACTTTGAAGGTGAGCCGGTGTGGATGAACACATTCAACATAGATGAAACGTACAAGACAGACGATCAGATGCTTGATTTTATTGAGTATGCTACATGGGGTGTGATTCTGTAATGTGTGGAATCAATAAGAAGCTTTTTGCCGGGGCTGTCGCCGGGATTGCGTTTGCACTCGCGGGATGCACGCCTGCGCAGACGGCATCACAGAATCTTTCATATAACAGTGACAACTTCCGTATCATGCGCCGTGTTGTCTTTGTCAATGGAATTACTGACAAGTATCTCTTGTCGATTGAAGGCTTGTGCTCCATCACGAAGGACAAGGAAGATAACCAGCTTGAAGTCACCTGTAAGACAGGAGATAACGAGTACAAGAAGCATTATCTCGGCATCTCTAATAATGTGACCTACTTTGTGGAGCAAATGGATGTGGCGTCTGTCGATACGTTCCATTACAAGGTTGCGTTCCGTCCTGAAGAACTACTGCCGGACATTGACATCCAAACGAGCGGAGAGGGGTAACTGAGAATGATTATCGAGTTCAGTGAGCTGAGTATCCCATTTCATCGGCTTGCGCCTGGTGCAGTGCTGATTGGCCCTGATGACACCCGTTATCTGAAGGCTATCGGCGAGGATATGGACTATTATTGGGTTCATTGTAAGGACTTGTGGGCTAATTCAGCTCTGTCTGATACGCAAATGAAGAATACTGTTGGCAACGGTGGAGAGTGGAAAGTGTTGCCATGATGAATGCCGTTAAGTACATCGGTGATGGTAAGTTCGTCGTCACTGAAGATTGGATACGTGAAGTCTATTCACAGGCAGTAGCAATGAGTTGCGCTGAGTGGTTGGGTGTGGACAATTGGTCTGGTTGGTGTGACATTGATGAGGCTCTTGAAGAGCTGTATCCTTACTACTGTAAGGTCTATGATTCACCCCAGGATGTCGCTGAAGCAACCATCTATGACTGGATGAATAAGACCTAGGTCATACCTGTCTAGGGTTGCACAATCTCTTGTTGGTGTGCTAGACCTGTCATTATCAGTTGATGGTTCTCTGATCCAATAAAACACCTGTGCTTGGCTTAAGGTACAGGTGTTTTATTTACTCTCACAATGCTGTGGTACACATCACGTGGTTAGGTGTTGACAGATTGTGGACGAGTGTATTAGTATAAATACATCGGCAGCGAAGAAAGGAGTAAACAATGAACGCTGAGTTGGCAGAGTTAATTAAGGAAATTGGTCGAATTGCTGATACCCACGAGGATAATGTCGAGTGGTACAAGATTGCAGATTTCTGTAAGATCATGTCAATCTTTGAGGAAACTGAATCAAACGCACTAAACTATCACCAATATCAACTTGTAGTCGAGATATATGCTATTGCATACTCGCAGTGTGTTAATGACCCAGCTGAAGACTGGGGCACTGTAAAGATGTTTGCGAACATGACGCTGGCAATTGATCGAAAGGAAGTGGTCAAGCAATGATTACTGGACTTGTAGGTACTGTGTTTGATACTGACGAGCCACCATTTGTTAGCATCAGCGCTGACGTGATGCTTGACGGTGAAGAACACTGCGTCAATATTTATTGGTACCCAGAAACGGACGGGGTTTCTGTCGAAAGGGTTGGCTAATGCGAGCACGGACCACGAAGGACTGCTACTGCTATACCTGTGATAGTGAGTTTAACTATCTTGGTATTGCTAGTCACCGTGCTTCACATCGACGTAAGCGGGAAGATTGTGTCATCGAGTTTACGTACGGAAACATTGGTAGTTGGAAATACTCTGAACTAGAAGAAGAAGAAGGAGAATAAGGGTGGCAATGGATCGTAGTGAACTGGCACTTGTCAAGAAAATCTACTCAATCGCTAAGTGTTGCTACAACTATAGCATGGAGCCACTGCACCCCTGTGAGCGCCCAGGTGAGCGCGAAGACCCAGATTGGTTCAAGGTGAAGGCATATGCTGAAACGCTGATCGAACTCGCAAAGGAGGGGTGATAATGCTTGCAGTTAATTACGAGACCTGGCGCTGGGATAACTTTAGACTGGAAGACCTGGAAGAAAACGCGACGGTACTGGTTCTTGTTGAAGGCAGCTATTGGAATAGGTACTCAAAGAGCATAGACGGTTTTTGGTATCTAGATGGTTCATATAAGGATTACATTGATAGTTACGAGCTAGAAGACTTCATTCGTAATGATGTAGGTCCAGAAGAATATGTCATCATTGCACCTAATGGGCTAATGAGTATGTAAGTAAGGAGGACTAACAATGGCTAACAAAGAGTTTAGTGAACTCTACGAAGAGACACGAACAAATCACGGCAGGTTGCATAAGATGCATCTTAGTGATGTGAATATTTGGTTTGTTGAACAGGGTGGGCGTGGCGAAGCCGGTACTGTCGAATCATGTGTTGATTTCGGTGTTATCACCCGTAAGGGTAGTGTCATCATTACCAAAGATCATGGGACGTACTTGAAGATCAATAACCAGTATTGGGTTCCTGTTAAGGTTGGTGGCGCTAGTGGGATGTGGCATGACCTGGACATTATTAATCTCCTGATTAATGAGGGTGAACATGTTGCTACCATCATTGATCCTGGGATGTGATACAGATCACTTAGTATAGATTTGACGGCTGTAGAACAGTGCATCTATACTAATCACATAATAACTGAATAGCCTCTAAGTAACAACAATTCGTTCTTCCCCTTAGAGGCATCACCCCTTGTGGCGGAATAGGCAGACGCAGCGCACTCAAAATGCGCCGCCCTTTGGGCGTGTGAGTTCGATTCTCACCGAGGGGACCACCAAGCGCCGGACGATGCTGGATGATTAGGACTTAGCTCCTGCCGCTCTGATCAAGCGGACGTACCGGTTGCCGTGACGGGGGTCACGTGCGGGGTAGCACCCTAGGACTGACAACTTTTTGTGATGGTTTTTGTTTCGTCAGTCAATAGCACCCCTTCCAACGGAATGTAGCGCAGTAGGTAGCGCACCCGGTTTGGGACCGGGAGGCCGTGAGTTCAAGTCTCACCATTCCGACGGTGGGTATCCACTACACCTGCTATATAGCAGGGTCTAGTTCCCAGGCGTCCTCCGGGACTACCTGGGTTTATCCCAGATAGTGTAATGGCAGCACGGCAGGTTTTGGCCCTGTCGGCCTAGGTTCGAGTCCTAGTCTGGGAGCGCTTGCCGATGAGGTCTGCTCGATAGCACAAAGTGTCATGACCAAGACACCCTCATCGAACGGCTGGGTTACCTTGGTCAGGTAACAAGCTGCTTAGCTCAAAATGGTGAGAGCGCTGGCACTTTGCCAGAGGTTACAGGTTCGAGTCCTGTAGCAGCACGAGAATACTCACTTGAAAGGAGAAAACAATGATTAGTGATGAGCAGCTTGAACAGCTCGCAGAATACCTTCTGAAGGCACTTGAGTCTAAAGCTTATGCTGAACCTGAAAAGGAACTGTCTGATACTCAGATTGTGGATAAGAACGGTGTCGTTCATGATCTTAAGGAGTTGGAGGGCACATCCTGTGTGATTGATACGGGTGTGTCGGTCCATATGTTTGTGCAGGATTTCTATAGCTATAAGGATCGCTGGATTTCGTCACATGGCTACGAGAACACTTCCGAAAGACTCGCAGCCCTTATTCGTAAGCATTATAGTGATCCTGACTGTGTAATTACTGTTTATAAGTTCTGAAAGAAAAACAAAATGAAGCTGCGATTGATTGATTTCGACAGTAACACGTATGAGGACACTGACGGCTCATGCGAGATGTGTATGAGCACCGGAATGTACGATCACCCTATCTACACGTTCATGGATAGCTACGGCGGTGTGCATACTGTTGATGGTTGGTGGGGGGAATGGGGTTTCCTGTATTCCTACGACGTTAATGTGCCTGTGTTTACATACTGGCTCCACACAGTCGAGTTCAAGGATATTGAGACCATCATGGATGAGGACATTGAATATAAACACTTGCCTGTTGATGAGGCTTGGAAGAAGTTTCTGAAGGATATCCTTGATTCAGCACAGTATTGTGACAATGAACAGGAACTCAGCAAGAGTCTTGCCTGGGCACTTAAGGACTGATACAGTGTTTGTCGGCCTGAGACAGCGCGCCTCTGATCTCAGGAATAGGTAACTGAGGGGTTCGTCCTTTCGGGTACCGGCCGTACATGCTGGCTTACAACGCGTGTAATCTCATCCTCCCTACCGACTAACCCTCGGTAGGGAGGATGTTGATTGTCTAGTCACAATGATTTGTCTTGTATTTTATACTAGAATAGGCTGTATAGAAAGGAGGAATTATGACAGACCCTAGTAAGGTCATTGAGAACTGGCTCCTACAGGTGGGGCGAAGTAGCTTTAGCTATTCGGATAGACCCGATAACCAGGCAGAAAGTATTAAAAAGTTCAACTCTGTTAAACTGGACCTGACCATGGAAAAACTCATCGAAGACATATATAAATGGTGTAATGGTGAGAGAAAGAAAAAGCCAAGATTCAGTGATGTTATTATTTGCCTAAGCCAGTATGTGGTTCGTAATAACAATTACTGTAATAAACTGGTTCCACATGTACCATCACTTGAAGACCTTAACTACGTTTGGGATAAGAAATCACGCATTGCAGTAACGAAAGGCGACCCAGAGACATACATGGGTATTAGCCGTCAAAACATCAATAGATGGTATGACACGTACAGGAACTTAGAGACTGACTTTGGGCAGCTTGCCGATGAAGTTATCTCAGATTGTATTGTAGCTCCTAGCACCTTGAAGTTTGCGAAGGCGGCTGCATTGATGGTTGTACTCAACGAAAGGAGAAATGTTGCGACCACAACGACAGCATCACAATGATGCTGGTTTTGACCTGTCTACGAAGATGCCAGTAATCATCTACCCTGGCGAGGTCATCTATGTCCCAACTGGCTATTATCCCGACAAGCACGACATTCCTGACGGGGCTGTCGGCCTCGTCTTCGCACGCTCGTCACTGAGCAAGAAGGGGCTGCTTCTCGCTAATGGTGTCGGTGTCATCGACGCTGGGTACGAGGGAGAAGTTCTCGTTCCACTGTGGAACATGAGCAGAGACATCCCTGTCGTGCTGGAAGAGCACGAGCGTATCGCTCAGATTGTTATCGTTAAGCTAGAGGGCATGTCGGCTCTCTACGCACAGCTGCCCGTCCATGTTGGTAAGGAACGTGGCGAATGTGGTTTCGGTTCTACTGGAAAGGTTAGTCAATGATCGACGTTTACTCTAAGCCAAATTGTCAGCAGTGCGTTGCAACGTACCGCAAGCTGAAGGCACTCGGACTGCCATTCAATAGTTACGACGTGACAGAGGATGCTGCGGCAGCGGCATTTGTACGATCGCTTGGTTATTCCCAGCTGCCTGTCGTCGTTGTGCGTGAGGGTGAAGACGAGAAAATGAAGGAACATTGGTCTGGTTTCCGCCCGGACCTCTTGAAGAAGTATGGGGTGAAAGATGACTAAAATTACCAACCCTGTGAAGCTCGAAGCAGCCCGTGCCCGTATGGCTAAGGCTCGTGCTGCTCGTACTAACAAGTACCCCGATGACATTGATGGGCGCATTGATATGGTTCGACAGCTTGTAATCAGGCAATTTAAGGACGCTGGCCTGTCGATCACAAATGATGGAAAGTCTCTTGGTGGGCCTTCTGCGCAGTACTACCGGACTAAGTTGCTGAGCGGGAATCTGACGATTAAGGACATGATCCTGTTGGGCGACTACATGCCTGTTGACTGGACGCTGATCTTCAAGTCGGTTCGACAGCCGAAGGAAGTTCTGCGGCCAATGGACACCGAGGCGGCAACTATCAACATGGAGTTCACCGAGCCAGGGGATAACCCATTCGCCGATTACTTCGTTGATGTGGATGGTGTGTGATGGAAATTAGCTTGCGCGACTTTGGTGATAGTCTGAAGGGCCAACTTCCCGGTATTGGTTCTACAAAGGTCATTAAGTTCCTGCGACGTGAAGGGTACTTGAAGAAGGGCAGATACATCAGCGAGCCGACAGAAAAGGCTAAAGGGCTGATGGGTGTTCGCCGTGTCTACACACATGGTGGGGTGAAGAAAAACTCTCACCTTCAGGTGTATGTCACAGAAGAGGGTGTACGGCTGTTCACTGATATGATTAAGTCCGAGTACGAGGACTTCGGTCCCTGGGAGCTAAGGAGTAACATTCGTGACTGACTGGCATAATCTGATCGCAGACTACAATCTGTGGTGTGATAACTACGACGAGGGGCGCAACCGAGCGCTTGATCGCGTTGTTGTTCACCACAACGCTGGCAAGGCTATGTCGCATGGTGGTGTCCTTGCAGCGTTTAACCATAATGGTACGTCTGCACACTACAACGTGGACATTAACGGTAGCACAGCTCAGTTCGTTCACGATAGTGATACTGCTTGGCACTGCCCAGGCGTTAATTCATGCTCGATTGGCATTGAGCACGCGGACTCCACGGACGCTGACGGTGGATGGGATATCAGTGAAGCGACGCTTGATGCTGGTGCGCATCTGACTGCTGCTCTGTGTCGGGCCTATGGCCTCGGCAGACCTGAGTGGCGCGTTAACGTCTTCCCCCATTCGGACTTCTACTCAACCGCATGCCCAGCGTCTTTGCGGGACAAGTATGCGAATGAGTACATCGAGAAGGCTCAACAGTACTATGACGACCTTGACGCCGAATTGCTCAATAAGGAGGGCTGGGTGTCTCAGGACGGCGGCTGGTGGTACCGCGACGAAGACGGTTCGTGGAAGACCGGCTGGTTCGCCGTGAATGACAAGTGGTACTACGCGAACGAGAAAGGCTGGCTGCAAGCTGGCTGGCAAAACATCAATGATCGCTGGTACTTCATGCACGATGTACATGATGCTCGTTATGGTGAGATGGAGACCGGCTGGCTAAAGGACGGCGACAACTGGTTCCTGCTAAATGGCAAGGGGCAGATGCAGACCGGCTGGCAGCTAGTTGATGATAAGTGGTATTTCCTTGAGGAAAACGGTGCTATGCGTACCGGGTGGTTGTCGTACAACGGCAACGACTACTTCCTAACCAAGGATGGTTCTATGGCCACTGGCATAGTTCAGACCAGGCTAGATGGTGCCTGCTCTGCGTTCGATGACAGTGGTAAACTGCTGATTGGCAAGCTCACCATTGAGCAAGGCGCTGATGGTATCCTCAAGCTCGCCTCTTTCGAGAAGGAGATGTGATGTGATGTACGATTACACTGCTGACTATATGGAGCAGATTCAGGCTCTTCTGGTCAGGAATGGCTATGGCATCAAGCCTACTAGGGTTCTGGATAAGGCAACGATTGATGCTATCCGCGACTTCCAGGTGGACCGCCCATGGTTGGAGGTGACTGGTGTTCCTGGTCGTTTGACTTTGGAAGCATTGGAGGGTATTCCGTTGGATCAAAAGCTCGATATTTACCCAGAGCTGAGTGTTGATGGGTATTGGGGTACTAAGACCACTGGGATGCTTCAGGGCGTACTTGGAGCCGTAATGGGTGACAATGATACTATTGTGTCGCAACCAGTGTCGAACCGCGCAATCCTGAAGGGTTGCACGACTGGCTGGGAGTTCGTGGATGACGATGATGCTCGTGGTTCTTACGTTATTGGCATGATGCAGGATCGTCTTGGAGTGTTCGATGATGGTATCCTTGGGCCTAAGACCATCCGTGCGCTTGGCGAGTGGTATGGCATCGCTGGTGTTGAGGAAATTGACGCTCCGTCGACTGTAGTGAAGGCTATGCAGCGTGCGCTGCGAAAGGGAGAGTTCTGACATGCCTAACGAGGTCTTGACTACTGACCGCACGAAGTGGTACCTGCTCACCCCTGAGCGGCGTAAGGCACTGTATGCGCTGTTCGCTGCTATCGGAATGGTTGGTGTCGCCTATGGTGGCTGGACCGCTGAGAACTGGGAGCAGTGGTCTCAGGTGATTCAGCAAGTCCTGTCTGTGATCGGGTTGTTGGTTGCGACTGTTCACACGGGTGGTGTCTATACGGCACCCTCCTATGGCACTCCTGACGCTGAGTGACATTTAGCTAGAACACCCCCTGCTTGTATGGCAGGGGGTGTCGCTATAATTAGTGACATGAAGAAGCTATTTAATTCGATGAGCGAACCGCGATCAGTAACAGCCGTGATGGTTGTTGTGTATACGCTGATTGCGGTTGCTGGTGGCACTTTCCTGTTTAATGTAGGTGTTCTGCCTTGGGTTGTGATAGTCGCTGGCGTTTTGATGCTAGTGTCGGGAATACTTGGGGCGCCGTCTGCGTGGCTCGGCAGTTGGTGGTTGGAAGGACCCGCAGCATTGTTTGCTGTTGTGGGTATGCTTTTGATCTCTGTTGATGAACTACTCATTCCTACATCCCATGTACGGTGGCCCTTACATGTTATCCTTTTATCGGTAATTATTGGTCTTTTCTTCCTTGGTAGGGCACTGCGAGTCTGGCCCTACTCATATCGGCCCGGGGTGCTTCCTAAGACCGAATTGGATAAAGCCAAGGAAAAATATGCTAAGACTCGTAGGAAGTATCTGGCTACGATTAACTAGGAGCACAGTTGAACACTGCAATAGTCGGGTTAGTGTGCTCTATTGCTACACTTATTATTAAAGCACTCATTGATTTGTGTATTGAGAGATACAAAACGGCAAGGGCAGAGCGTGTAGCACGAGATGATCTTGAAGGTGAACTTCGTACACAGGCGCTTCTATGGAAGGAACATGCCTATGCTGTGCGTATAGTAGCCATTGAAGCTGGTGTTGATTCCAGTAAACTACCACCACTACCAAAGGATAATTGATGATTATGTATCTGTTCGGGATGTTGATCGGGGTGCTGCTCGGATCGGCAGCAACATTTATGTATATGGGAAGGGTTTTCGCCAGGGATGTTGAGGAGGTGCTTGATAGTGTCTCGGAACAACTCGAACGATTTGCTGACGAGTGATGACCCTGAGCTGAAGGGTAAGCGGGACATTGCCCTGTCGCTGCTTAAGCGTGGCGCTGACCGTAACAAGATCATCGAGGCGACAGGCTTCACGTCTGACGAATTGTTTGTCATTGAGCAGGCGTATTATGACTCTCGACAGGAGTTGTCACCGCGTAACATGCGAATCAAGCAGCTTGATCGCCTTGATGCGCTCGTTGATATGGCCTACAACCAGATCGGGATATTTGGTCTTGCGGATGAGAAGGGCAACTGGGGTCAGAATCTTCAGGCTATTCTCGCTGTTCTTCGTGAGATTTCGGAGGTCGCTAACCTTAAGCGGCAGGAGGTCGTACACGAGATTCGTGTGATCGAAGAGAAGCAAGTGAATATTATGGTGTCGTATACAAATCAGGTGCTTGAGGAGTTCACGGCGCTCATGTACCCTCATCTGGCACCAAAGGCGAAGAAGATGCTTGAAATGAACAAGGCTGACTGGTTCGCTCAGGCTGTGTCGAAGCCAGCCGCGCTGTTGGAAGCCACTGTTGAGATGGATGGTGAGAACTGATGCTGCCTTTTGGGGCTGTCGCTAAGCGTTTCTCTGACGCTCAGCGTCTTGAAGTGTGGCGCAACAACCCTGCTAAGTGGGCCGAAGACCATGGCCTGTTCATGTGGTCGAAGCAGCGTGAAGTTTCACAGTCTGTGGTGGAGCATCAGAAAACACTTGTAGTTACTGGCAACGGGGCCGGGAAAAGTCGTTTGTCAGCTACCCTCGTTAACTGGTGGGTAGACACCCACCCTGTCGATGACACGACAGTCGTCACCACTGCGACTAACTGGAAACAGGTTCGTAACGTGTTGTGGAAGGAGATTCCCCGCGTCAAGGCCGTCGCTGGTGTGTGTGGCAAAGTGAATGCGGATGCGACGTGGAAGATGGGTGATCGACAAGACCCTATCGCGTTCGGCATGAAGCCTGACGACAAGGACGAGTCGGGCTTCCAAGGTGTCCACGACCAGTACGTTCTTGTCATCATGGACGAGGCCGGGGGTATCTCGAAGGAGATTTTCACCGCCGCCGACGCTATCACGACGAACAAGTACGCGCGTATCCTGGCTATCGCGAACCCCAATGATCCGTCGTGCTACATGGCGGAAGTCTATAACAAGGAGATGAAGCTTAAGCCTGAAGATCGTTCGTGGAACATCATTCAGTTCGGCGCCTATGACACTCCAAACTTCACGGGTGAGATTGTTCCTGTTGAGGTTGCAACTCGTCTTGTGCAGGTGGACTGGGTTGAGGCACGTAAGAAGGAATGGGGCGAAGATGACCCTCGTTTCATCGCGCGTGTCCTCGGACAGTTCCCTGATGTGTCTGACGATGGTCTGTTCAACATGGGGCGCGTCATGCAGTCGATGGAAGCGTACTCGACTTCAGAGCCAGATGAAGGTATGCCAGTCACAATCGGCGTTGACGTTGCTCGTTATGGGTCCGACAGTTCTGTGGTGGTGTCGAACCAAGGTGGGTACATTAAGATACTCGGCCGTTATCAGGGGTTGAACGGCCCAGAGCTGGCCCGCAAGGTAGGCGAGTTGGCTACTGCTGCGGGGGCATCGGAAGTTCGGATCGACGGCATCGGTGTCGGTGTGTCGGTGCTCGATCATATTGAGAATTACTTGCCGATCAATGTTGAAGTCATTGCTATTCATGGTAACTCGAAGTCAGCAGACAGCACTCAGTGGTATAATTACCGCGCTGCAATGTACTGCCAATTTTCTAAGGCTATTGCTGATGGTCGTGTGTATTTGCCAGAAGATGATGAGTTGCATAATGAACTTGCATCGATCAAGTATGAGTATCGTGGTAGTGCTATCTTGATTGAGTCTAAGGAGAACATGCGCAAGCGCAAGGTGAAGTCACCGGATACACTTGATGCAGTGATTTATGCTTATCAGGACATTAATGCTTTGACTACAGGTATTGAGGATGGAGTATTCCTCAGTCCTAATGATCTACTTGCTGATGACGTTGATGATGACTGGTTGTTCGAGTCCGAGTTGTCGGTGTTTCTTGCGTGATAGGATACAGACATGAAGTATAGGACTAAGCTACATGAGGCTGTAGATTCGTTTTCTGCGTCTCTTGCCCGACTTCGACGTGAAGACGTTGGGTGGACTCCACTGTCTGCATTGGGTAGTGACGACAATGCACTAACTCTCGATGCAATTCGCGATCACGCAGCACGGGCGCGGATGCTTGCAACGCTTAACCCTATCGTGAAGCGTGGCCTTGTCGTGCGTAACGCGTACATGTGGGCTGATCCTGTTGTGTACAAGGGCGAGACTCGTACTGTGCGCAAGGTGATTGACGAAAACGCGAAGGCGTGTTTTAGCGTCCAAGCGCGTGTTCGTGATGAGCAAGCGTTCAATACGGACGGTTGTGTCATCTACCTTGTCGATAAGGCAACCAAGACAGTAACTCCTGTGCCGCTGAAGCGTCTCGGTGGTGTCGCTACTGATGATGTGACCGGGGATGTCGTTGCCCTGCTGATTAATCCTGCCTCCAATGGTGATCCTGAGTGGTTCATGCTATGGGACCGTACTGGCGTGAAGATCAACAATACGAACTACAAGGTGAACAAGCGCCTGACTGCTGTGTATGCGACAGTAAACCGTTTGATGTCGGAGCAATATGGTAAGCCTGATCTGATTGGTGCTATCCACTATGCCCAGGTATACAAAGAGCACCTGGAAGTTGCGCACCTGATGGAGAAGTCTCTCGCGCGCCTCGCATTTAAGGCGACGAACGTGAACGCTCGCCAGCAGGAAGCTGTGCAGAAGCGTATGCGTGGCATGGGTGTCGGTGGGACGGCCAACATTGGTGCTGGGCAGGACATTCAAGCGATCAACAAGGCCGGGGCGGGGATTGATTTCTCCGCTGGCACCCCTCTCGCGGCAATGGTATCGGCAGCCCTCGATATCCCGCTGTCGGTGCTACTGACAGATGGTTCTGCTGGTGGACGCCAGGGTGCGGAAACGGCGCTTGAAGACCCAACGTTCAAGGCGTTGGAGCTACGCCGTCAGTACCACATCGACATGCTGAATGAGGTTGCGTCTGCACTCGGTATCAAGGTACAGATTGAATACGGGTCGATCAATAACGATCAGACGCACCGCCGTATTCAATCGCTAACGTTGGCGTATCAGAATGGCGCGCTACATCAGATTGAGATGCGTTCCGGTGTGCTGCAACTACTGAAGATTGCTGGCTCGTTGCCGCTTGACGATCTTCCTGAGCTGCCTTCTGAGGACGAAGGCGAAGAAGATTCAACGAAGAGTGATGATGAGGCAGAAGACGGGCGCGCGACAGGTGTCGGCCCCTTGTCTGATGGAACTAACGACAACAGAGATAACGGAGGGACCGATGCTTAAGCTGCATGAGTCAACACCAAGTGCTAATACTGAGTCTCTTGGTGAGGGTAAGTACCGTATCCGCATTATTGTGCCGGGGCAAGGTTCGAGTGGTATTTATACAGCTGAGAATCTTGCTGAGTCTGCGCCTTTGTTCAAGGCGGGTACGGAAATGTTTATTGACCATCCTACTGAGTCCGAGGAATGGGAGCGGCCCGAGCGCTCGATCCGCGACTACGCAGGTGTCTTCTTGGAAGATGCGACAGTTGGTGATGATGGGGCACTTTATACAGTGTGTAAGGTGTTCTCAGGAGTCAACGATCTTATCAAGGATAAGTGGGAGCATATCGGTGTTTCTATTAATGCATGGTGTAATGAACCTATTGCAGAGACAGGTGTTGTGCCTGTTTTTTCTGGTGTTCGTTCAGTTGATTTTGTTACTGCGCCAGGTGCAGGTGGCGCGGTACTTGATCTGCTAGAATCAAACCGTACACAATATCTACAAGAAAAGGAGGAAGACATGGATAAGGAGATTGAGTCCAAGTTTTCCACTCTTGAGGACAAGATTAGTTCTGTTCTCGAAGCAATCGGTAAGGTTATCGAGGGCCAAACTAAGGTTGAGGAATCTGCGAAGGAAGACGCACCGGCTGTCGATGTTGATGCAGTTCTTGACGCTGGTAAGAAGCTTGCTGAGTCCGGCTTGCCTGATGCGGCTGTCACCCGTGTGCGTGAGTCCGTTAAGGCTGGAATCGGCATTGACGAGGCAATCGAAGCGGAACGGGAGTATCTGAAGGAAGCTACTGCTAAGACAGCTTCCCCACATATTGAGGAAGATGGTACTTCCTTGAAGGAGTCCTACAAGAAGATCGGATGGGCCTGATATGGCAATCAGCAATTTTGGTGTTCCGGTTGTCAGCGACAACCAGATTTTCGAGTACAGTGACATTCTGTCGCTTGCGATTGATGACAAGCAGGCACATCTAAAGCCCGGTGATCCTGTTGTTATCAACAAGGATGCCGGTATCGCTGGTATTCTTCAGACGAAGGTCGCTCCGAAGACCCCGCAGACTTACGGCGATCTAACCGCTGTGATGCAGAAGCCTACTTATGGGCTGAATGGCCCCGGCCATGCTTCTGTCCGCGTCAAGGGCGGAGTGTTTATGCTTGGTGTCACTATTAAGCAGAATGAAGATGGGAATGTGGGCGACCTTGTGTATCTCAAGGCTGCTACTGCTTCGGGTACCCAGCCTCAGTTGTCGCTGGAAAAGACCGGGGCCGACGTCGTGATCGGTTGGCTCAAGGAGCCTGCTGGTAGCACTAACCCGTCTGGTGAAACTATTAAGTGCCAGGTTGTTCTGGCTCCCGCCAAGATCGCGTGATAGGAGGATAAGACATGCGATTCAAGAATCAAGAAGAGTTCAACGTCTGCCTGTCGGAGGCACTGGCGGGGAACCGTCTTGACCAAGCGCGGCTTAAGGAGGCAATCACCTCTGACCAGTTGGCCCCCATGTTCGTCAACGCGGCCAATGTGCGGTTCGAGGATGTCTACAAGAACACTGGGACTCTTTGGGACAAAATTGCACAGCGTGAATTGCTGAACGACTTCCGCCCTGCGGCGTTCATGTCTCTGGAATCGGACATCACATCCCTGCCGGTTGACAACAGCGGCTTCAAGGCGATTGAAGGCACCTTGCCTCATATCCCTGAGTTGACGCCTTATCCGACGATGAAGTACACGGCCAATGGTCGCTTCATCGAGACGGGCAAGCACGGCGCTCGTGTTCAGTTCTCGTTCGAGGCATTTGTGAACGATGAGTGGAACATCATCGAGCGTTTCCCTGCTGACGCCGGAGAGTTGGCAGCGCGCACGGAAGACCTGCTGGTCCTACTTCAGTTGTTCAACCCCGCTACGAAGACGCTGCGCACTGACGTGTTCGACACGGGCAATGACACACTCCTGGACCTGTCGAAGGTTCCGGATGAGATCAAGGGTGAGGCGACGGGTACAGCCGGTGCCGTACCCCTGTCGCTCGGTGCTATCGCGGCAGCGCGCTACCAGGCGCTTAACACGACGCGCAACGGTCGGTACGTCACAGTGCCAAATGGCTTCGTTCTTCTCGCCGCGCCTGGCCTGGCTGAAGTGGCTAAGGACTACACCAGGATCACCGAAGTTCGCCGCACGGTTGGCAAGGAGACGTACATCACGGCCAACCCGATCAAGGATATCGAGGTTGTCTCGTCCGATCTCGTTGGTCTTGTCGGTGGCTCAAAGGCGTGGGTCCTCCTGCCCAAGGGTGGTAAGACCGGCGCGAAGACCACGCTAGTGAAGACTGGCCTGCGCGGGCACGAGAATCCTGAGCTGCGTGTCCACAATGCAACAGGTGTTCTGCTCGACGGCGGGGCTGTCGATTACCGTGAGGGGTCGTTCGATAACGACGATGCCGAAATCCGCATTCGTCAGATTGCTGGCGCCGGTATTGTCAACTATGACGGTATCGTTGGGTCCAACGGAGCCTGATCCACACACAGAAAGCCCCGCAGCTTGGTTAACAGCTAGGCTGTGGGGCTTTCTGCATACGCTAGAATAAGAGCATGATTGATTACAACTCACCGATAGGCCAGGTAAGGGTTCTTATCCCTGATCTTCGTAAGCTCGAAGACCTCCGTGATCTTCGTAAGGAGCCACGCTATCTTTTCACTGATGAGGAGATTTCTGCGTATCTCACGATCAATGGCGGAAACGTAAAGCTCGCCGCTGCTGATGCATGTGATGCTATTGGCACCGACAAGGCATTGCAGCTCCTCGTTCTTAAGACTGATGACAAGCAGACAGACGGAGCTAAGCTCTTGTCGGCATTTGTTGGTAGGGCTAAGCAACTTCGAGCGCAGGCGAAGGAGGACGCTGAGTCGAACCTGGCATTCGATGTTGTGTACCCATCATTCGAGCCGAGGGATTGGGCGGTGAACTACTGATGGGGCTGTCGATTGATCCGAACATCCACCCGTTGTTCATGGATGCCGCGTACTATCCTTTGCAATTGCTGTCGAACTCACGGGTGGCTGTGTATAAGACGCCAGATGTTGCTGAGTATAATTGGGGCCCAGATAAGGGCTTGTCGTCTACGCCAAATCGACCAATCTGGCGTGGCTGGGCAAACGTGACTGGCAACATCGACTGGCGCGCACGCAATCGCGAGTGGGCTGGTGAAGTGACAGGCGTTCACGCTTATCGTGTGCAACTCATGCACATTGACAAGAATGAGATGGTGGAGCGGGACTCTTGGGGCGACCCTTCCCTGCGGGTGTCGTTCGCGGAGGGGATGCGCGTGCAGATCATCGACATGCCAACAGACAAGCGTGCTGAGGGCTTGAAGCTGGTGGTGCGTAACGCTATGACTGATTCGCTGTTCTGGCAGCCTACGCTGCTGTGCGATATAGAAACAGGAGACACTAATGGCTCGCACTAAGAAGACTGTCCGTTTTGACGGGCGTGTCGCTGGCATTAAGATGACGGTTGAATCTGATCGGCATGGTGCCGCTGCTCGTGCGAAGAAGAAGATCATTGACGCTGCATGGAAGAAGGTGAACGAGGCGGCTCAAGCTGCTGCTGTCGCTTCAACTGAGTATGGGCGGTCATTGATTGGCACTGATCCGCGCCGTGTTGATACTGGCTACATGCAGGAGACGTTCAGTGTCGATGCTTCAAATGGTGGCAAGGTTGTTCAGATCGGCTGGCATAAGTGGGATAAGGAAAAGCCCTACTATGTGTGGCAGGAAAATGGTACGCGCTCGCGGTTTAAGACTGGGTATCTGCGTTCTGGTTTGCGAACTAAGCAGCGCAGTAAAAACGGGAAGGGTATCACACCCGCTAAGTATTTGCCTCGTGTAACTGCTGTATTCCGTGAAGAGTTTTACGGGAGGCTGAAATGATTGATCGTACGCTTGAGTTCGACAAGGCTTGCCTTGCTGTTCTTAAGTCAATTAAGGACGTTGAAGTCTTTGAGTCTTTTGCACGAGACGTGAAGAAACCTCTGTATATTGTGTATCACGGTGGTGCTGAGATTAACCGACAGTTGCCTGAGTATAAGTCTATGTGCGGGAGGCGCGGTGACGTGTACGAACACCCTTTCCGCATCGGTGTCTACGCAGATAGCAAGATATTACTTGATAAGATTGTATCTGTGGTGAAGGATAAGCTGGTTGGTGTTGTTCTCATTGATGGTTCCAATGACATCAATATCTTCGCGTCGGAGGGTTCAACCGCTGACTTCGATTCGACACTTCGCCCTGCTATCTATCAGCGGCTTATGAGTTTCTATGTCAACCTTGATAGGGGTGATTGATTTGCGTGTGCGCAATATTTATACTGGTATCGTCTGTGAGAAGTCGAAGGACGAGCTTTCTGTTTTGCCAGACATGTATGAACATGTCGATGGTGATACACCGATTACGCAGTCCAAGTGTTGTGGTGCAGATGGTACTATTGAAGTTGATAACAACGATTCCTTGAAGGAGGAAACCAATGCCTAAGATGCTTAGCCCAAACACTACTATTTGGTGGGTTGCGGCTGATGGAGTGACGAGTACCGATGACTTGTTTAAGGCCACGACCTACACTGGCGGCAGTGCCAAGGCTGTCGATATTTCGTGTGCTATCGCGGCAGGCATGACGCTCGGCGCAACTGACTCGGATACGGACGACTCGCGTACGATCTGCGACTCCGGTAATGCTAAGACTCCTACGGTCTCCAACTATGAGGCGTCTTTGACATTCTTCCGTGAGGCCATTGCTTCTGGTCAGAAGGCGGCTGGCAATACTTCGGTTTACGATAAGGCGTTCCAACTGTTTAAGCGCGGTACGCTTGACGGCCTGAAGGAAGGCTATCTGGTACAGCGTATCGGTTTCCGACAGGGAACCCCTGTCGAGGCCGGTATGGAGCTGTCGGCGTTTAAGGTTGTCCCCGATAACCCAAAGGACGAGCTGGGAGACGGCGACAAGCCCATTCAGTTCACCGTCCCGTTCCTGCCTCAAGGCTACATGGAGCTGAACAAGGCTGTGACTGCCTGATCGTAGTCTGATAGAATACCCCCGTGCCCTCGGTGCGGGGGTATTCACTTGCATGAAAGGAGAATACATAATGGCTTTCAATCTCTCGGAGATTATCTCCGGTATTAAGGTGGCTACTAAGTCAATTGATGTTCCGCTTGACATGGAAAACGCTGAGCGTTTTGTGGAACTCATCGATCTCGCTCAGGCTGCGTCTATTGCAGAGGTCGAGACTGCCAGGTCCATCACCGACACAGCTCCCGGTGTTGAGTTTTCTGAAGAGCTTGAGCGTCTGCGCAAGGAGACTATCACGCTTCGGCTGCGAGCACTGTCAAGCAAGGAGCTTGAGGTTTTGCGCCGCAAGACCTTCACTGATCCTGCTTTCACAATGAAGAATCTGTCGCAAGACGAACGAGAAGTTCGTGAAGCAGAGCGAGTGGATCGTCTCATGGAGTACGTGATCGCACAAGCTACTGTTGAAGTCATCGACAATTCAACAGGAGAATCCAAGCGAGGGCTGTCGTTTGATGAAGCCGGTGAGTTGCGCGGCGCTCTACCCGAGTTCCTTTGGCAGAAGATTTGTGATACTTGGAATGAGGCTCAGGGTATTGGTAACGCTGTGTCGGAGGCGATTGCTGATCCTACGTTTCGTCGGGACGGAACTGTCGAAGACGGAGAATCAGTGGATGCTCCTGCTGCTGAAAACAGCGAGGGCGGAGAGTAAGCCACCAACACTGTTTATCGGTGCTCATGGGATGTTCTCGCGCTCAACCTTAGAGTGTATCGAGGGAGAGTGGTTTGCTGATCCTATTCCGCAGAATGAGTACACTGAGCTTGATTTAGCACTAACTGCCGGTTATCAGTACTACCTCGACAGCCTGTGCGCTAAATGCGGAACCCCATTGTGGTATGGACGAAGCGAGCACAATGCTATTGAGTTCCATGTCGAGACTTCTACGTGTTATTCATGCGCTGAGCTTGATAGCCACCGCGAAAAGCAACGAGAGATGAAGCCTGGTGAAAGCACATATACGGTGATGGATACTGTTGAATATTCAGACGGTACGAAAGAGCCGATGCCTTCGCCACTTGAAGCACTCGAACACGTAAAGTAAGAAAAGTCCCTGGTATTATTAAGTTAGTACCAGGGACGTTTTCTTTTTAGGAGTTAAGGTGGCAGACGAGTCAATTAAGATCGACATTGATGTTAATGCCGAAGGCGCTGACAAGGCTGCTCAGAGCATTAGTGCTTTGGAAAAGCAGATTGGCTCATTGCAGTCGGCTGTTGCATCATTGAAAGCACCATCTGGTCGAGGTGGATCGGTACTCGACTCTTTGCAGCTCGACAGCTCTAAGACCAAGAATATGAAGGAAACGGCCCAGGCGCTTAAGTCTGTGGCCGATGCTCTCGGCGCTATCCGGAAGGCAGCGGATGGTGCAAGTAAGTCAGACTTGACTGCCGGTGTCGATAAGGCTGTAAGCGCATATAGGAAGTTCATCCAAGAAACGCGCACAATGAACAGCCTTAGCAATCAGCACATTGCAAAGCTGAAGGATACTGCCTCTGCAATGCGTGATGTTGCAGCCGCATCGAACGCAATGGCAGAAGCTGAGACGAAGGCGAAGAAGGCACAGGCGTCTCTCAATCAATCGCAGGCGCGTAAGACGGAAGCACAAGCGGAGAAGCTTCGTGCTCAGGCGGCGGTGAAGCGCGAGGATAACGCACTGCCTTTGCAGCGACAGAAGGGACGCGATGAGCGCAACCTTGTGAAGGCGAAGGGAGATGAGGCTGCCCGCCTTGCGGAGATTCAAGCTCTCACAGCTCTCGAAACAGCTGAGATTCGTGCTGCTGCTACAACATCACGAGCTGAAGCTACTCGTGCTGCTGCTGCGGCTTCTGCATCTGCACGAATTACATCGTCGCGGGAAGCTGAATTGGCTCGCACTGAGCGTATGCGTATTCGTGAGGATGAACTGACCAAGCGTCAGGAGATTCGCTCAAATACCCGTACGCAGGGACGCCTAAGTGAACAATCTATCGAGAATGCCCGGTACGCTGCTCGTGATACTGCTGTCTATTATGGCTCGATTGCAGCGGCGCTTGGTCGTATCTCTACTGCCGCTGTGCAAGCAGGTGCCGACCAGGAACGGTCGTTCGCTGATGTGAATCGCACTGCGCAAGGAACGGTTAGTCAGCTTAATGAACTGCGGAGTGCTTACACTGATCTGTCAACTAAGACAGTGACGCCATTCAAAGACCTTGCGAAGATTGGCACACTCGGTGCTCAGATGAATATCCCCACCAAGGAGTTGAAGGACTTTACGGGGGCTGTCGCCAAGTTTTCGACGGTGACTGGAATGGATGTCGAAGCGGCGACAACTGCGTTTGGTCGCTTCGGACAGATGCTCGGTGGTTTGCAGGAGTCAGCTAAGGGTAAGGCTGATGGGTACGCTGTGCTAGCCAACCAGATCGCGGACCTTGGCGCTAAGTCTGTGGCTACGGAGCCGGAGATTGCGAACATGGCCGTGTCGATCGCTGCACAGGGCAAGTCGGCTGGTCTTACGCAGAATGAGATTCTTGCTTTGTCGTCCACGCTGGCGTCTCTCGCTATTCCAAAGGAATGGGCGCGAGGATCATTGCAACGTATCTTCAACACAATTAACGCGGCTGCCGCTGAAGGTAGTGATTCCATGCACACCTATGCACGCGCGCTTGGTGTCACTGACGATCAGTTCCAGAAGATGTGGCGCGATAATCCGAATAAGGTTCTTCAAGGCGTGTTGCAGTCTGTTGCCGATATCGGAGACAAGGTTGAGCGCGCTCAGGCAATCAAGGACCTGGGCTTCAAGAATGTGCGTGACGTTGAGTTGATCTCGCGTATGAGCCAGAACCTCGGACTGTATGTTGACCAGCTCAAGGAAGCTGAAGAAGCATCGAAGGGCACGACGTTCATCGATGAGTCAATGGGTATCATCATGGACACGTTGACAGCTAAGGTGCGGGCATTTCAAAATGCACTGCAAAATGCTGGCGCATCTATGAACAGTGGCTTCCTTGTTCCGATGAAGTTTTTGTTGACTGTGGCGACAGGTGTCATCAACGCCTTCGCTAAGTTGCCCGCACCTATTCAGGCGTTTGTTGGTGCGTTGGTTGCTATTGGTACTGCCCGTGCTGCTATTACAGCAGTGAAAGCCGGGCTGGTGTCGATGTCGGCTTCGTATCTCCAAATGAAAAACAGATTGGCTCAGGCAACGGGGGAGTCGAAGCTCTCATGGGGCATCGTTCTTCAAGCTGTGCGTCAAGCTCAGAACGCTACGGAACAGTACAACGTAGCTGCCGGTGCTAATGCTTCCACTGTTAATGCTGCCGCTGCTGCAAACATGAAGCTCGCAGCCGCAGACAATGCTGTGGCTGTGGCTGCTGGTAAGGCGGCAGCTGCTAAGGGCGCGCAAAATGCTGCACAAGCAGCGGCAGCCGGGGCTTCTGTAGCGGCGACAGGGACGAAAATTGCGACTGGCGCTGGACAAGCCATTGGTGCTTTGTCTAAGCTCTCGTCTATTGGTTCGGGAATTATGTCGATGTTCGGTGGGCCGTGGGGTATCGCAATCAGCGCGGGTATTGCGCTTGCTTCGACCGCTGTTACTTACTTTGCAGATTCGTTCCAAGAGGCTTCCGCTAAGGTGGATAGCTTTAAGGAGTCTGTTGGTGGTTCAAGCGCTATTCTGAAAGCCCTTGCAGAAGATACGAAGGAGGTTGGTAACGGCACACAGTCTGGCTTTGTCGAGCTGAATGCTAGCATTCAGCAAAACGGCGAAGCACTGAAATCAAATGGTAAAGCTCTTGGCTACTACATCGACAAGTCAGGTCAGGTTGTTCAAGCAACCCGTGAGCAGGCTCAGGCTATGGGTTACTCAACTTTGAAGATTGGTGAGCACACCCAAGCGCTTATTCAGGATGCCATTCAAGGCTCTGAAGCCTTCAAGGGGATGTCGAAGAATACGAAGCAAGCCCTTGTCGATCTTGGCTTTTCGTACGCTAAGTACATCAAGCTCGCTACAACGAGCGAGTCTGAGGGTGGCGGTAAGGCTGCTGCTGATGCGTACATTCAGGGCTACATTGACCAGATCGAGGCCCGTAAGGGTGAAGCTGTTAAAGCTGTGAACGATGCTGAAGGAGCAGGTAAGTTTGCCAGACCTGGTGGAGCGTACGCTGCTGCTGGTCAACGTAGCTCTGCTGCGCGCCCGTACAATGAGCAGATCGAGGCTTTGAAGGAGCTTCAATCGAACACTGAGGGCGTCGGTGGTGCTATGCGTGATGCACTTAATGATGCCTTGTTGTTCGGACAAGGAGTCAGTGAAGCTGGAGATGAAGCCGAAAAGACTGCTTTTCAGGTTGGTGACGCTAAGGGCCAGTTCAAGGACATGGCCGAGGCTATCCGTTCTGTTCTTGACGAGATGTTCTCCTCGACAGACGCTGCTGCTGCGCTTGATGCTTCTTTGCAACAAGTGTATGAGTCAATGCAAGAGCATGGTACGTCGATGGACCCGAATAGCCCAGACGGACAGGCGAACATCCAAGCTATTTCGGATTACTTCGAGAAGATGGGTAACGCCGCCGCTGCTGGCATTGAAGAGATGGGACTGACTGGTGAAGAAGCGTATAGGTATGCTCAACAGTCGATCCAGGATACGATTGACTACTTGTCGGCGCAAGGCTTCGACATGAGTCAGTTTGAAGCACAGCGAGACACTATGGCTGCTATCATCTCACAGCCGTATCAGTCGGGTGAGGTTGACCATTCCGCTACTGATGCATCTTTGAACCAGATGGTGTCGAACGCTGCGCAGGCTGTGTCGCAGGCTCAAGGATTCTTGGGCAAGGTACAGGCTATCTGGCAGTCGATTCAGAGCTACATGAATCAGATTGGTGGCACCAAGTCGAAGACTGGCAAGGGTTCGTATAACCCGGGCCAAAAGTCGAAGATTAGGATGCCTACGTTTGCGAACCGCAATGGTGGCAAGTCTGCGTTCAGTGGCGCAAATTTCCGTGCGAAGCCAGAACGTTCTTCTAGTGGTGGCAGGGGTAGCCATGGCGGTCATGGTTCGCGTGGTGACAGGTCGCCGTCCTCGCGTGCCCGTAAGGAAACGAAGACGGCAGCAGAGATTTTTGAAGACTTTCTGAGCAGGTTGAAGTCTGCGCTCGATAAGGCTTTGTCTTCATGGTGGCGTTCTACGACAGCTCAAGACAACTATCACAAGGGCCTAAACAGCCTGCGTAAAGATGTCGAAAGCACGACGAAAAAGATCACTGATCTCCGTAAGGAGAACGAACGCCTTGCGTCCGACATGCGCAAGAACGAGCAAGAACTCCACGATGCTGAGTACTTCCATGCTGTCGCCGTGAAATATGGTGACGAGGAACGTGCTCGCTCGACGCAAACCGACATTGATGATGCTAAGCAGAAGATCAATGAAGGTCAGACGAAGATTGCCGACAACGACAAGGAGATTGCAACCCTCCAAGCCGGGCAGTTTGCGCTGAAGGGCTACACGGAGGCTGCTATTGCTAACCGCGAGGCTCTTCGTTCGCTACAGTCTCAAATGATCGGTTTGATCGAGGCATATGCTGCTGCCGGTCACTCGACACAAGAGATCGAAGCGTACACGCAAAGTCTGAAGCAACAGTTCATTGACCAAGTGACGCAGCTCGGATACAACCAAGGCGAAGTCTCTGAACTTGCTGGTGCCTTTGATGGATTGACTGCGACAATCGGCCAGGTTCCTCGTGAGGTGAAGGAGCATGTGACCGATAACGGCACTGTTGGTACGACTCAGGATGCGATTGATAGCATCCACGCTGACCCTGTGACTGTCCCCGTGCGACCTAGCCAAAGCGAGATCAATGTCAGGATTAGGTACCAGATTGATGAAACCTCTTACAGAGCTGCACTCAATAGGGCTTTCTACAACCCTGGTAATGGTGGAACTGTCCGTAGTAGATCTGGTAGGAACCTTGGCACACTCTACACAGGTGGTCTGCTGTCGAAGGCTAACAGCATTCCTGGGTTAGCTGGCGGCGGCTTGTTGCCTGGTCGTCCCCCAGCTAACCCAAAGGCCGACAATCTCATGGCTACGGACGGTAAGGGTATGTTCCGTGTCCGTAGCGGCGAGTATGTCATCTCGCAGCCAGCAGTTGATTTCTATGGCAAGGGCTTCATGAACGCGCTGAACACGAAGCAGGTGCCCGTGTCGGCTGGTGGTGTTTACCAAATGAGCGCTGGGGATGGTCTTGTTACAATTAATCCAGCGCAGTTCAATGAACTAGTTAGAGCTGTTTCGACTACTGTCGCACTCGATGGCCGTGCGATCAGCCGAAGCATCGATAACACTAATAGAGGGAGTGGTAATCGTGGTGTCTACTAGAGGCTGCAATACCAGGGAAGTTTTCTTCTCGGTTGGCGATTCATACATGAGCTGGTTTCCTGCACCCGATGAGAGTCCTGTTTCGGATCAGGTGCATACTGGTGATGGTTCGACACAACTGTTGAACGGCTTTGCAGATATTCAAGGTTCTTACTACGGGCATAAGAAGTACGAGCTTACTTGGTCGTTCCTTAACCATAAGCAAGCTGACCTATTCCGTCGCTTGTTTATGAACCGTACGGGCGAGTGGGTAACGTATGCTGATCCGTTCGCAATGAACAACATTTTGTCCCCTCTTATGTCATTGCCGTATCTTCACTATTACGCAAGTAGCCCATTTGCTTTTAACGACTGGGGTAAGCAAGCTTTGTTTCCAACCAGTGACTTGGATGCTCAGAGTGGCCATAAGGGTGTTATTCTTAAACCCGATATTCTCACCATGAATAACAAGTTTGGTCGGCTTACTGGTAACGAACTTAACAGTAGGCAGGTAAGCCTCGCGCTCAGTAAGCCTGGTAATTACACTGAGCGAGTTGCTATACCTGAAGGGTACGTTGGTGAGTTCTATATCAAGGGGCATGAAGACGGTAAACTTCCATTCAATTGGAGGTTTACGTCTAAGGACGGTGGTGGCAACCTTATAGTCGTAACTGCGGATGTTAAAAACCGTGTCGCTGTTATCAACTCTGGCATTTGGGAGATTGAGATGTCACCTTGGACGGAAGGACACCTGGCTTGGTGTGCCCTAAGGGTTACCGCTGTCGAAGAGCGTAACCAGTTTAAGTTCATCAGCAATCCGCCAGAATACTACTTCTCATACCCGTCTGGTGGTGGAAATTTGCAGGTTGTTCCTGGGACAGCGCGTGTCGTCACGGTTAACAACAAGCGAGGACACTTTACGGCTTCTGTAACCCTTGAGGAGGTTTGGTCATGGTAATGAACCCTATTGGTTTCCCGATCAAGAAGCTCACTTCCTGGTCTGTCGTAGAGGATTCGGTATCTGAGGACCGCAACGCTTCGACGGGTGGCTTCTCCGAGTACTCATTGGCTGGAACGGGCTTTGTCGAGGCAGCAGAAGTTATCGGTAGAGAGATCATCCTTGATGATGTTCGATTTGGTCGTACCCACGCCTTTGTGCGTAGCTTGACGAACACTCCGTGGGCATGGTCTGCGACGCTTAATGACCCTTTCTATCGATTGAATATCGAACGAAGCATCAGCAGTCTCTATAACGTCTTTGTTGGTGATGTTGTTAAACACTTCTTTAAGAATGTATTGAATGAACCACCAAAGATTTACGTAGCAAATCCACGATCCTATGCCAATCCTTTTGCCGGTATTCCTGTCGATGGTGTTGGTAGAGCTAGTTATGCCAGACTCAACTTTGTTGGTGGCAAGGGGAATCTCTGGACACTCCTTAAATCATTTCTCTCTGCTAAGGGGTTTCAGATCACTTGGATTTATGATACTGTTGTCGTCTTTGAAAATCACACTGTACTCAATAGGTTTAATGGGTACACCAGAGATTATAGCATTGACTTTGCTGTCGATGAACCATTCAGTAGCATTGAATGCACATACTATGTCAATCGTCTTAATGAACGAATGAGCAGTGGGATAGTTGCATATCCATCTGGTATTGATCGTCTTGGTAAACCATATAACGCGGACGAGAATCCGTTGACAATTGTCTGGCCTACGTTTAACATGGATAGCCCTGTCCGTAACCAGATTGCTAAAGGAGATGTAATATCCGTAGAAGCAGGCGAGACAAAAGAGGTTATCATTGAGACTGATGCAGTTATTAATAGTCTGTACGATCAGCCTGTTTGCAAGATGCCTAATGATCTTACACAGAGTATTATTTCTTACAGCTATCGACCGGCAACAGAGTGCAGTATGTACTGTGTCGTCGGTAAGGATAACAAGCCTATTACGCCAGCCCAGTGGTACGCTGAAGGTGGTTCAGTCCGTGTCGAACTTGGGGATGAACCGAATCAGTTGAAGGTTATTGTCATCGGAATGGCTAATCCTAGGCTCGGACCATTCCGTCTTGCAGAGTCGGATGGACAAAATGATTACAACACCCTACAGATTGTTGCTGATGGATATATCTATGAGAAAAGGACTCTGACCTTCCAAACAGGATATACACCACTGACTGATCCTGTTAAGATTGATTCGTTGTTTATCAACAGTCTTGACGAGGCATATGCTGCTTGCATGTATGCCGCACAGACTGCGTTTGGTACCAAAATCAGCCTTGATTGGTCGGGCATGAATCCACTTAATGAGGCTTATACAGATGTTAAGTACCAATTCAATCAGCCTCTACCAATAGCCCAGGATGTTACTGATTTTACCGGCTCTCCTCTTCCTGCAAAGGCAAAGGAGAAGTGGCCTAGCGGAACAACCATGAAGAAAATTATGGATGATTTAACTAAGGCTGTATCTCTTAAGCCTGTCACAAATAAGCCACAGGTTTTCGGCAGGTTTGCCGGGACGTGTGTTGTGTTTGACAGGTTTGTGTGGACGATTACAAACGCCCAGTACGACATGTCTGGTGTTCGTGCAACGTGTGAACCGTATACGAAGGTCAGCGATCTTGCTACACTGTTCGACAGGCCGAGAGTGATAGATTTGGATACACCAAAGGGTATCACTCTCGGACAGCTCTCATTGAAGGGATACGTACATCGTGCGTCATAATCTACCAACCCCGTCGCAAGCATGGGGCACTGATATCGACAAGCGTATTGCTAAGCTAGAAGACAACCTGCGTCGTCTTGAAAACCTAGCGGGTAACTCGTCTAATACACTCAATACACTGGTTAGCGACAAGGCCATTAATGGCGTCGCGCAACCTTTTGTTATTAACGATCATCAAACGAACCTTATTGTATCTTCTGACAGCAACTCATATGACAATCTTATTTGGTCATACCCTCTTGATTGGGGTACATCTTCTTCGTATATGATTGTCAGCCTTTCTGGTTATGTACAGCTTCCTGTTAGTGACAACTACGGAGCGAAGATATCAGACTCAGTAATTCGTTCGGGAATTACTGGTGGAATTAGCCAAGGTAGAAATGGTGTCTCTATTGGGATTATTGATGGGTATAGAATGTTTATTGCACCTATTACGTCTACAACAGTGGTGCAGTATACTGATAATATAAACCCAACCGCCAGCGTGTCGATCAGTAACAGCGGTCTACTCAACAATGTAATTAATGGCAGTGACAGAAGCTATATTACAGTTACTATTTCAGGAGTGAGGTACTAAGATGTCAGTTAACAAGCAGGGAATCTGGACATACAGCGACAGTGATGTCGTCCAGTCATGGCCAGCTTTCATGAACCTTGGATTTAACAGTGTGTCCGAGGTTGTGAAGGGACTTCAAGATGGTCGAATCGTCTTTGCGCACGATTCGACCACTATGAACGCAAAACTTCGACAGCTTAAGGACATTGCTGGTAAGAGTCCTGATGTTCTTATCTACCGTGCAGACGAGAGTGTCCTGTACATGTATTCAAGTGAGAAGCTCACTAAGATTTTTGGAGGAGAAGTCGAAACGGGTTATGTCCATAACAATGACGGTTTCTCACAATGGTACAGATATACCCAACATGGATCAGGAGCCACTATTAACGAGAGCGTTGTCGTACCAAAGGCTGGTCTCTGGTTGATCTCACCTCACATCACAGTAACGAATGATGTCAGTGCTAACAATGCGAATATTGACTTCCTCTGTTCAGTTAATGGAGGACCATTCAACAATGTTGGTGCAATGAACACGTACACACACGACACGAATGTGTATTCTGTCCGATGTTCTCCACAAGCTGTATACGCTTCAACAGCCAATAAGCGTATCGCTGTCGCAATGAAGATTCAATGCTCACAACAAATCAATATCGGTTGGGGCGGTCTAACAATTGGGGCAACGAAGATCGGGTGAGTATGGTACACTGTAACTGCCTTCCATGGTAGTGGATGTGTTGTGTTGGATGAGAAACCCCGTAGCTAGTCTCCTTTCCTAGCTACGGGGTTTCTTACTATCTAGGCCACCCTCCGTCGAGCGTCCACTTGTGCTTCAGATCGTGAACCAGGTAGTAGACGAGATGTCGGAAAGCATCCCGCACATCATTCGCGTCCTTGTAGTTCACATCTTTGCCCGTAAGCCACCAACCCAGATTCTTGAGAACTGAGTCCTTAACTAGGCCCTTTGCCTGTGCTGGTGTTTGGTAGTAAATGTCATCGACAATGTAGTCGAGCACAGCGTTTACCTTTACAGGTGTGAGGTCTGCTGTAAACTTGTTGCTGGGTCGCAGGTCAAACTGTTCTGCGACGACGACGGCTTGAGGGTACTCGTCAATGTAGTGCTTGATGATTTCTACTGTTTCTGTGTGTGTCGAGCAGATGAACTGGTCGAAGTGTAGAATCTCCACATCTTCTTCGACACGCGCCACAACGAGACCTGTCGATATGCCTGGATCAATTGCTATAACCGTTGTTGTCATTAAGACATCTCCAATCTGTGCCTTGCATTATGTTTCTTTCTTTCGGTGTGGTACCACCAAAAACACCCATGCGATAGCCTGCGGTTCCTCCATCAGGGATAATTGCTTCTGCATCGAGAGCTAATTGTAGACATTCTTCTCTCATATGACACTGAGAACAGTACATGTCGATTACTTGCTGGTAACAATTCCAATCGAAAAATACTTCAGTTGGTGCTTCTTGGCATGGAACACCATCAAAGTTCACACTTCCTCCCAATTATCTCCCACCTCAGCTTCAGCGACGAAAGGAACGCGATCAAAGACAAGTGTCGCTGCCTTCGACATTTCGTGCTCCATCATTTCTCCACACTCTTTAACGTGTTCTTCTGGGCACTCAACATAGATCGCGTCGTGTACAAGTCCAACAATCTTCGCTCCATACAGCACTACTTTCTCATTGACCTCGATAGCCGCATGAAGGCAGATGTCGTTCGCAGTGGATTGCGGTACAAAAGCCAACGCTTCATTCTGTGTTGAGTTGTAATGAGCGTCTGCTACGAACAGTGGGTTGAACGTGAGTCCGAACTTGGTTTTACGCTCATTGTCCTCTTCCTTCCGTCCGACACTGTGCTTAACCCGTGCCTGCCAGTCTCGGAGTCCTGGGTAGGAACCAAGATATTGTTCGACAACATGTTGTGCAACCTCAAGGGGCTGTTCAAGGGCTGTCGCAATAGCTGGTACTCCTCTGTTATAGTTGAGTCCATACACCACGCTCTTGACCAGTGCGCGTCGGTTCTTAGCAGTCTTTGGTTGTTCGTGCTTGAAAGCCTCATACGCTTCGATTGTCGGGAACTCTTCGGGCCAGATTTTCGTCATCAGATCATCGAAGAAGTCAGGCGCGCCCGGCTGGAACGCAGCAATCATGGCCTCGTCGTCTGCAAGCTCAGCGACAGTACGCAGCTCAGCCTGGGAGTAGTCGCACGAGATGATCTTGCAACCTGGTTCAGCGACAAGGGCGCGCTTGATACCGCTGTCGCGCCCCATCGTCTGAATTGCAGGACCCTTAGCCGACAGGCGACCAGTCTTCGCACCGTGAGGCAGGTAGTACGGGTGAATACGCCCATCCTCACCGACCTTACGGCGCACGTTGGCAATGAACGAGCCAATCACCTTAGCCGCGTAACGGTAGGCAAGCAGAGCGTCGATGAACTCGGTCTCCTTACCTTCGCGTCGCAGCTTCTTCAGGTGATCTGAGTCGAAAGACGGGGACGACACACCCTTGGCCTTGAAGTAGTCCTTGATCTGCTTAGGAGACTGAGGGTTAAAGTCTTCGCCTGCGTGCTTCTTCAGGACAGTAAGGTTCTCGTTACACTGACGCTTATACTTCTCTTCCAATTCATCGAGAGTATCGAGCGACACTGCAACACCGTTCATCTGCACATCGTTAAGAACCTTCGTGACCTGCATACGGTAGCGGTAATAGCCGTACTTTCCACTGTTTTTGAGCATGGGAAGGAAGTACTCGTAGAGCTTGTAGGTCCATACCGTGTCATAAATATTGTACTCATAAAGCTTTTCCCTGGGGATGTTCTCGAAGTATGCTCCACCCTTCAGGTAGGACTTCGCATCCGAGTCCCAATCCTCGGCACACAACCAGCGACGGGCAAGAGGCTTCAGACCATGCTCACCGGCCAGGTTGTCGAGCACGAAGTGCATGAGCAACGTGTCCTCATGATGGTACACGCGGATGTCTAGACGCTTCGACAGGTAGGGCATATCGAACGTGCCGTTGTGACAGATGACAGTACAGGTGTCGCACAGTCGCTTGATAAGGTCTGCTGCCTTGTCGGTCTCGGCAAGCTCTTCAGGAATGACGACACCGAACTTGCCGTTCCACAACGCAATCGACAGGATGCGCCCAGCCGCAAAAGTGTCTTCGTCAATGTCTCCTGCGGACTCAATATCAAGAGCAATTAGTGTGCCAGGCTTGAAGGTGATGTCCTCACACTGCCAGATCACCCAATCAACACCTTGCTTCAAGCCAGGGTCTTCTGCACCAAGGTAGCCATACTGCAATGCCTGAGCGAGGAACAGACCAGCCTGCGGATTAGTGACAATCTGCTTAGGTGAGAGTGTCTTGTACGCCTTACCCTTGTAACCCTTGACAGTGCCTAGAGTAATCTTGATGTCCTTATCGTTCACATCATCGGTGATTTCGATGTGCGTGTTCTCTGGAAGGCCACTAACAATCCTGGCACGCTTTAGTAGAATCTGCGCAAGAACAGGCAGCTTGTCGCAGTCTTCAGTCAGAATCTTCATACCTGCCCTCCCGTGTACTTGATAAACCGTTCGTTATTTGTCTTCCCCTTAATGACTTCTTGAATAGTGCCGCGTGCCTGAGCATAGGTAATGATTTCCTTCAGCTCACGCATACCACTGATTTCAGACTGGAACTTCAACATGAGCTTCGGAATCGAAACCATGCCGTTGTCGGTGCGTGCAACAAAGTTGATGAGCTTATCGACCTTGTTACTAAAGTTGCTGTTCTTCACATGGTGGATGAACACTTCGTTGCTCGACAGCCAAATGGACGCAAGCGAGATAGCCTTTAGCATTTCACGCATCGAAACAATGACAGCGCCCTTTGTCGTTGGACCGTTATACATGGCAAGCAGAGCAGAGATGCGGAGCACGGAGAACGTCATGCGCTCAGTGCCAGGGAACAACTCACGGCTGTTCAGCATGTGTCGCTCGGCCAGCACCTTGGCTTCTTCCGAGAACTCAATCCAGCGCTCGAATACACCCGGCTCGAACTCAACTGGGATACGGACTTCCTCATTCTCTAGGCGTTGCGCACGACGAGCGTTGAACGTAGTGTCGAACTTGGTCACAGACTTGATAAGATTCGACACCATGAAGTCACGCTGCTTGTCCTCAATCCTGCCTGTCGATGCGCTCACAGTCACGAGCTTAACATCCTGAGAGGATGTGATGTACTTGTCCCTGTCGTCAATAACAACAAGGCATCGAGGCGTGAAGCCAGACTCGACCTTTTCTGTCGTCAGGTGCTTAGCGGCCTGGTCCAAAATTCCTGTCCCGTAGAACGTCATGTAGTACGGAGTGGCAGTCTGGTAGGCAACCTTGCCGCCCTTGTCCTTACGCGCGACGGCAGGAATGTAGCCGTCGTAAGACTTGGTGAGGAATGGCATCATAGATGCCATGTAGCTACCCTTTTGGGCAGCGTGCGCGAAGAAGTCTTGCACCTCGTCAATTGCGAATAGACCGCTCTCTTTTGGCTTGGTGCGCAGATACGCAGACAATGCCTCGCCTGTCGAATCTTCAGGGGCAATGAAGGCATCCGGCCCCTTGCCGATACCAACAGCCACGTCACGCATCATAGACTCAGCAAGTCGTAGTGACGTGGACTTGCGGGACTGCGTTGTACGTCCGAGCACAAGGAAATATAGGTTCAGTGGCATCTTCTGTACATTGATAGGGAGAAAGGCGTACTTCGCAAACATCGACGACAGGATAGCGAGAGCACCTGCGTAGTGGAACTGCTTGGGTGCCATTGCCGACTTGGTTGATGCCCAGGCTGCGAACTGGTCCACGAAGAGACCCATAGGTTCTTCTTCATTCTCATGCAGGAAGTCCACATCTTGCAGTGACAACTCACGCGATTCACTCAGAAGATACGACGATCCGATACGGGTTGTTGCTTCAAGATCATTTTCAGTGGGTCCGCTGTGTTCAGCCTTCCACCTAGCATAATCACGGTTGATCTGTTTCCACAGGTAGCCGTCCCCGCGTCCGTCTTGCTCGAACTTGTTGAACTCAGTGCCACGCACGACTGCGAAGGCTTCGACAATCGAACAGCCTTCTTCCCAAAGGGCACACTGAAGATGGTACATCTTCGCGCTACGATCATCTTCAGTCTGAAATGCATCGTCCGTAGCCAGGTCCGTGATGTAGCTACGGTTCACCATGCCGAGAACTTCGTACATAGAGGGGATGTCAGTGGGAAAGTCCTCTTCCTCGATGCCCATACGCTCGACTGGCTGATATTCTGCTGCAAACTCTGCTGCTGTGATAGCCTCATCGTTAACTGTGAGCGTGATCTCCCAAGGCTTGACGCGCTTGCAGTTGTGGGTGAACGGGACACGGAGCTTCTTCGACAGTGGCCAACCTCGGTCCATGCCGTCGTTCTTGTGGTGCTCGTAGAGTCCTCGGGATAGGGCTTCGAGCATGTCGTTCGACAGGTCATTTGCATCTGTTAGTAGCCAGTACCCTTGCCAGTGCTTCTCGCTGGTCTGGACAATGATGTTTGGCTGAACTTTCAGCTTGTCAGTAAGGCAGTCGTCGCCGTCTGCCCAGACACACGCCGCCTTGGTCACGTTGTCTTTGGCTGCGTGCCTCGTGTTCGACAGGGCTGGTGGTTTGGTGTAAAGGAATGGAGAGTAGTACACGTCCAGATCAGCGTTCGACTCTACGTACGCCACCATTTTGTCGAGCTGCGAGGGAAGCTCAAACCAGCGGAAGTTCGTGAGACCGCCCATAGGTCCCTTGAGGATGATTGGTGTCCAGCCTTCGAACTCTGGGAGGACTGCCCGAAAGAACTCTTTAAGGTTCATTACACTCCTTTCTGCTTGTATATAGTACGGCGGGCCGCACCCAGTGTCAAGATGCGGCCCGCCCGTGAAGATCAGAGTTCGATCTTCGATGCCTTTGACCTCTTCTTCTTGGGCTTGGCCTCGTCCCACTCGACCTTATTGATGTTGTTGCGCTCGCGGGTCTGACCGTTGTACTCGGATTCCTCAATTGCAACGGTGATCGTTGCGGTCTTACCAACGATGTCTGCGGCAACCTTGTAGTAGTAGTCCCCAGTACGAGCAGTCGGTTCATCCGGCCAAGTGTTACCGGACGCCTCGCAGAACTTGGGGAGGTCCCAGTGCAGGCCGTTCTTAGTGACCAGAACCAGCCAGTAACGAATCTGGCGTGCCGCGTGCTCACCCTCGGTGACAACGAAGTCCACCGTGTACATGGCCTTGCCGGACTTAGACTCTCCCAGTTCGCAGGCATCGACAGTCACCTTGTACTGTCCCTCGGGCAGTGGCTCGAAAGACAGGGACTCGGCAACGTCCAGGTTCATCAGCGCGTCAAAGTTAATTGCCATGTTAATCAGTTATCCTTCTTGTTGTTGTATTCTTCGATGGTCTCGGGGAGCCAGCCAAGTGTGGCCGTTCGTTCGTGCTTAATTACTGCATCTGGCTCCGGGAACTTCCCGGTGTTGATACGATACAGGATGAGTGTTCGTCCCACTCCTGTAAGCTGCGACGCTTCATTAATTGACAGATACTTAGTCGTCATCATTCTCCTTTCCTTCTTGTGTTTCGCAATGCTCATGGACCCAACCCATAATCTTCTCCATTGTCGTGTTTCCAGACATGGACGGCATCGGGTCGAACCGTGTCTTTGCCAGTACTTCAGATGAAGACCGGACAGTCATGACTGTGACCAGCTCTTCGTTGTCATCGTCTCCAACATCCTCCCACGTCATACGGGCGATAATATCGAAGATTCCGGGCAGCTTCTTGAAGCTCTGCTTGCCCTCAAACGACGGCCCAATCAGCGACAGACGGGACACATCGTTCACTTCGCGCGCCTCATGCGTGATGCAGATAATGTTCAGGCCCATGTCGAAACTGATCTTGTTGACCAGATCAATAATCTTTTCGTAGGTGGCGTCCCACATTGCGAAAGAATCATTTGGCTTCGTGCTCTTAAAGTGGAACTTGATAAGCTCCTGAAGCCTGTCAACCGTGTCAATGACAATAGTCTTGAACGGCATGTCATTCTTCTTGCTGATCTCGACAAGGAGTTCAGCAAACTTCTGGTAGGTCGCTGGCTGGACGACAAGCATGTTATCCAGGTCGCCATACTTGGCAGCAGGTGCCGTGCCCCGCTCCAAGTCGATGTAGAGGACCGGCCCCAGCTCTTTGACCTTGGAGGCCGAAACTGCGAGCGAGGTCTTCCCAGTTCCCGACATGCCGTAGATCAGCATCTTGATCTTAGGTGTGGTGATACGAGGGTCAGACACCTCGATGTCGATTCCCTTGAGGAATGAATCAAACTTTCCCATTGTTTCTCCTTTCTGTTAGCGCTTGAAAGTGCAGTAATAACAACCAGGGTGGCTGTCGAGTTCTCCAAGATTGTCCCTGTTTTCGGCGGCCCACTTGAAGATTTGGTTAGCCCGTTCAAGGACATTGAGGGCAGCTTCACGCTTGTACTTGAAGCACAACTCGTGGCTTACTGCCATAACAGATTCTATCGTACAGTCTCGTGGGAACAAAACCAAAGAGCAGTGATGCACATCATACCCGGCGTTCTCCATGCCGAGGCCGTACAACATCATTTGATAATAGTACTTCTTGAGTTGGCCCTCGGTCATCGAGTCCGAGTAGAACTCAGGGTTGTGGTCCTCATTAAAGAATGTCGCAGACGAAAATGCCTTGATCTTCTTCTTCGAGAGCACCTTGTAGTCAACGACATGCCCGGTTTCGATATCGAAACCGTCAGCAGTGCCACTGATGTCGCCATAACCTTCAACCGTACCGACAGTAACCTGGGTTTCCTTCAAGTACCCTTTGAGACCAATAACGTTCTCAAGGTATAAGTGGAAAGCCGTCCCAATCATCGGTGCCAGAGGGTAGTTCTTTTCCTCCTGGTGGACACCCAGCAGCTTCTCCGCAAGACAACGCTCACAAAGGTCTCCCAACTCAGACGGGCCAACCTTGCGTTGCTTGTCGCGCTCAGAGGGCTTAGTAAGCTCCCGCAAAATAGCATCATAAATGTCACTCATGAGATGCCCATTCTTTATACTGCTCTTGCTTCATGACGTGAAGATTCCAAGCGTAGTAATGTAGGTCATCTAGTGGCGACTCAATGAAAACCAGAAAGTCACCTTCCTCAATGATCTTCCACAGCTCACGTGTCCCGAAGAGCGGGATACACGAAGTGTGGCGCATGATCTTATTTGAGCCAGAATTAACCTCCCAACGTGTCTTCCGCACCTTATCCTGTTCAACAGCGGTGAACATAAAATCGGGTGGGACTTGAATGACGAGCTTATTCTTCGCCACGATGTACCCCCTTCGACAGCCCACTTAGCAGCGCTGTCGCCTCGCTGGAATTGTTGTAGTCCCCGATGTACACAACTTCCACGATTTCAGGGCACGATGCAATGAGGTGCGCACAACCACGACACGGGAAGTGAGTCACGTAGAGTGTGTATTCGCTCCCGTGCTCTGTCATCTTACGGATAGCGTTCCGTTCCGCGTGAACAGTGTTCACACAATGGTTGTCCACAATCCGGTGCCCGCCCGTGTCGCACGGCTCAAGACCGTGGGGTGTTTCGTTGAACGCGCGTGACACAACCTGTCCTGTCGCACGATCAACGATCACACACCCCACATGGGCGCGGTCGCAACGGGACTTAGCGGCCTCGTCCCGCGCCGCTTGAATGTACTCTCTCATCGAGAAAGAATCTCCCGTTGCTCATCTGCAAGCGTATCAGCCCACAGGAGAACCTTGTGGGCAAAGTCCGACAGCCCCTTATTGTCATTCAAGAGGCCTGGAATAGCCTTCTTATGGTAGTCATTAAACGCGAACCTGTCACCGTCAACATACCGCAACAGGCGGCACAAGACAGAATTGCGGGACACTACATAGTCACCGTCCGCATCTTCAACAAGGCTCAGTAGTACAGTTCCATTGAGGCGATCGGTGTAATGATGGTGTTCGCCAATGCTCAAATCGTCCCGATCAAACCCACATTCGCCAGTTTCATGATCCACCCACATGATCGACAGATCGAGTGGCCTTGCTGCCTCGATGTCAACGACCTTGGAGGTCATCTCCCGAGCATTACACTTCAGATCGTTAGCACTGGGCACGACAAATACTCGGTTGTCGAACGGATCGACAACCGTCATCTCATCTTGCCCTGACCACCACTGTGAACACACATTGCCCCTGTCGTTGAGCAGGCATAGCCGCCCGCTCGGGAGTGTTCCAGTACCCAATACACCTCCTCTTGGGGTAGTAACGAGGCCGTTTTCAATGTCGATGTACTGTCGCCTGGTATAACGATTAGGAAGATTCTCCCAACCGAAACCAAGAACAGGTGCGTAAATGTCCCTGATACTTACTGCCATTCTTCTCCCTTTTCGTAGTAGTGGAACTCAATCACTGGAATGTACTGACGGGTCACACGATTAAACTGTTGGTGATAGTAGTACCTTACACGGTCAAAGTTCATTGACACAGTGCGGTCTGTAATCGTATCGCCATCGCTGTTTTCACGATTGAACCAGAAAATAGCTTGTTCGTCGGAAAAACGCCTATTGCCATGACCCTCCAGATTGCTAAGTGCAACATAAGCATCATACGCCCGTTCAAGCACGTGGATGCACAAGACACACCCATCCGTGAAGCGGATATAGGCATCATTGTGGTCATCCAGCCAGAAAGCTTCTACTGACTTCTTCAGCAGGTTCGCTGCCGTCTTGTGGTTAACTTCGATAATCTGCATGGCTCAGAACCACCTGGTTGCCTTGTAAGTGATGACTGCAATATAGATCATGGCAATGATCGACACGACAGCAGACACAGCGACGTAGGCGACGAAAGCCCACACAACCCACATAAAGTAGTCTGGGAACCAAACTCCTACAATTGCAAAAGCAACGCAGAAAAAGAAATAAGGATCAATGTTAATAGAGATGGAACTGTTATTGTCAGACACGTTATGCCTCCCTTCAGTTTGGTTGTTTGTTATCTGTTGTGGCCGTCGTTGTGAATAAGCCAAGGGTAATGCCCCACTTCGATAGCATTATCAATCTCTGCTAGAAACTCCAATGGTGTGAATGTCTCACCAAACCCATCCACCCAGCACCCACCACCACGTAATGCACCCTCTTTAATGCAAAAGCTGTAACACTTGCCTGCAAGTCTCACGACAGTACCTCGCTGAATTAGCTTTAGGTATTTTGTATCGGTGGTGAACCCGGCATCAGTACCGACAAAGACGGGCAAGATCGTGTTGCCAATCTTCTTATATAGTTCCCAGCTCTCATCGTACAGGTCATCCCAATCCATTGTTTTCTCCTTTCAATCGTTGTTAAAAGATTACCGGGATAAGCCAGTAGTAAATAACATTGACAAGCGCCATCAAGCTAATCATACCAGCCACGAAACTAGGTATAGCATAAATGATAATGACTGCTAGACGATCTTGCGGACACTTCCAAAAGTAGCAGCCAGCAGCGAACATACCTACTGTGACAGCGCCCAGAATTACGATCAAGATCATGAGTCCTACGATAGTGTTAAATGTTCCCATTTTAGTTTCCCTTTCGGTTTGTTGTTTTTAGATGAGGCCGGATGCTTTGAGCTTGTCGAATCGTTCCTGCAAGCGTCCCAGAACACGGTCGTCCACTGTGTCGGTAGCCTGGATCAGGAAACGGTTAACAGCTGTCGTTTGGCCTTGTCGGTTGAGTCGTCCCGTTGCCTGTTCGTTAATCACTAGGCTGTTAGACTGACTCAGCCATATCTCAGTATGGCACACTCGTTGTAGTCCGTCAACCCCCTCTGACATGGCCTCATGCTGGGCGACAATGACGCGCACCTTCCCGTCGATCATTGCTTGGAAGTCCCCACGTGACTTGCCGGATACTTCAATACTTGAAATACCGGCCTTGCGCAGACGGTACAGTGCGGCCTTAATGAACTTTTGAGAGTGAACCCACACGACGATAGGCTCATCTTCAGGAAGGTCAGCAATAATATCCATCATTGCATCCAGCTTGGAAGACCTACAATCTTCCTTGTAATCGACAGTCCCGTCCTCGTTAAACGAGGGGACTCCCAGAGTCATCTGTCGCAGACGCAGGTCAAGTTCCATCGGGATAGACAGTGCCAGTGGGTAGTCTCCCAGGAACGTGAGTGCCCTCTGTTCCAGATCATCGTACGCCTTACGTTGAGCACGGGACAGTTCCACTTCCACACGGTGAATAATCACACCTGGCAGCTCAGGGTTGGCCTCGGCTTGTGAGACCTCCCAGTATGAGGGTGCCCCACGGCGCACCATACCTGGCGAGCGTTCTCCCGAAAAGTCTTTCCCGTAGGCCGACCAAGGGTTGACTTCCACCTTGAAGAACTTTTCACAAAAGTCCCAGTAACCACCGTAGTGGTTAGGCCATAGGAACTTCAGCGCTGCCCAAATGTTACAGGGCTTGTTCCCGGCAGGTGTCGCACTAAGTGCAAGCCTGTGCTTTGCTCTAATACGCGAAACCACCTGAAAGTTGAGCGAGGAATGATTGCAGGCACGATGCCATTCATCCGCAATGACCATGCCGAACTCGATACCGTAGAACGGTTTAGGTACGGACTTGTAGACAAACTTTTTCGCTCGCCCGTCAAAGCGCTTTTCCTTGTTACGTGAGCGCATAAGCTCCCACGTAATAAAGTACACTCCGGGCACATGGTTTTCCAGGTCGTCCCACACTGCAAGCGCAGCCTTAGTTTTCTTACCGCTCAGTGTGCGCAGGTCAATGCCCGCGAGCATCTTCCAGTGCGAGCGCCAACCACTCTCAGTACGGACAGGGGCGACAATAAGGATAGTCTGTTCACCAATAGTGTCCCCGAAAGCGCCCAGGGCGTTCCACACGCTCATGGCCGTCTTGCCAGTACCGAGGCCCGCGCCTACCAGGCCCGTGTATGGCGTTTTAGAGTTTGCTAACCCTTCCAGTACACGTTCCTGGTAGTGGCGCGGCTTGAAAGTCATTTAATAAATCCTCCAATGCATTGTCTGATTAACGTCTTCCATCCCAAGATGAATCATTGCGTTGAGAACAACTTGGACCCCCAAGTTGTCGAACGCTTCCTGAATAGCTGCGTTTAGTTCGTCATCCTCATACCGGATGAAACCAAAGTAATCGTCCTTGGCAAGGTAGGCGTAAATGCACAAACTATTGTCGTATAGCTCTGTACAGATGTCGTAGCCCTGCTCCCGCAAGTAGTTTTTCGTTTCAGTGTCCCACTTGATAGTGAGATTGTTGATAGCATCTCGCACACCACCGTAGCACGCAATGCTGTATTCCTTGGTCAGTTGTTCCAGAGTCATTAGTTATTCTCCCCTCATTGCTTTATTAACTTGCGCCTTCAGAGATGCAAGCTCACCATCCCTGAGATAAAGTTCAAGTGCATCCTCATGGTATTCAGCGTAAATGTCAGTGACCTTAATTCCGGTCGAACAGTCGAGGACAGAATATACTTCCCCGTCGTCCCACATGTTGAGATAGCACAGCCATTCTTCAGCACCCCCTAGCCGCTTATTGACCGCTAGAATCTGCCCGTATGACTCAATAAAGTCATAGTCCTCCCACCCGTCGTCGCACTTGAAGTGCGAGCACAGATCGCCCTTGAACAACTTAGCGTATTCTCCCACGTTGGCAGGTGTTTCATCATGCACTGCAATATACCTACCAAGCGTCTTGAACACAGGGTTATCGGACCGCATAAAGTCGTCGCAGTCCCCAATAAACAGATAAGGCTCATCTGCCATATCTGTAGGTTCCGTGGTTCCCAGCACTGGTTCCACAATATACGTGTTGCCCGTGTCAACGTCTTGGAAGATAGTAATCTCGCCGGTTTCAGACAGTGTGTTGATATTCATTAGTCAAGCTCCCTCGCAATAGTAGTGGCGTAGAAAACACCGTCCTTGACGATGCCCTCGGCGTATTCAGTTTCGTACAGACTGTCTCGGTCAAACGTAGCGACAATATCCGTAGGCAGTTCGACAGTAGTGTCAGACTCATCAGGGCACACAACCAGCATTTCCTCGGCTTGAACCCACATAAACGTACCATTCTGCTGGTGCTTGTCGTAGTCAACAAAACCATATTCCTTGACCTCGTTGGTAAGCCATTCCCAGAAACCATCGCTATTGGCCCAATACTCCCACGCATTGTCATAGTCTGGCTCAAAGTCACTATCACGCTTGTAGTCACCAATATCACCATCGAAGTACAGATCATCGAACACATCATGCTCACATTCACGCCAACAGAAAACACCCTCGCATACGTAGTGTGCAAACATTAGTTATTTCTCCCGTTCTCTAAGTAAATATTTATGCCGTTAGGCAGTTCAATTTCCGCGCCGACTCCCATCTCAGCGTGGATAATCTCAGCGGCCCGCATCCGTCGTACCGCTTCAAACCAAAGGGTCGAATATTCTTGCAGTTCCCATTCTTCCAGGTAACGGGCGATATTCTCAACCTGTTCGATAGTGATAACATCGCCCGTCCCGTAATGCTCCCAATTCATCGGAACGTCGCGTACACGTCGCTAACAGTAGTAGCAGGCGACAGATCAATCGGAAGATCAAGCGCCGCGAGCTTGCGAGTGTTGAGCTTAGGCTTGTCGTACACACTTTCACGCACGGCCTTTGGCAGTTTCTTAAATGCTGGCAGTGCTTCCACCGCCGCCGCGTTGACCGTCTTGCGCACGGCGAACGTAACGCTAGTGTCTCCCACTTGAATCTTGTCCCCCGCGTTGAACTGTACGCACAGCTCGGCCTTGAGCGCGTCTCGCGCCTCGGTCAGAGCACTAATCTCCGCGTTGAGCTTGGTAATCTTGGTCACAAGTGCTTCAGTATTCATATTTGTTCCCACTTTCTGTTAGTAAAGATCCCTAGGTATAAACATCCTACCGGATGTTGTGATAACCCAGGGAGATGTGTCGATGATGGTTGTTGGATCGTTCAATTCGAGCCAACCCACACTCCCTGGATTACTATAAACCGTAGCTGGCTCAAGCAAATATTTACCGCCAAGAATATACTTTCCATCGCCATAATGTTGGATATCCCTATCTCGCACTGTAGCGAACTCAGCTGAAACCGGCGCACCGTCAGTTGAGTATTGTCCGTCCCAGTGATTGAGCGTAATGGTTTTAGTTGTCATACCAATACAAAGATCGGAGTTTGCAATTTCTCGTCCAACTACATATGCACGACGTGCCATGCCTACCCTCTCCCTCGTTTGTTGTGGTTAGTATGGAGTGGCACTAACAAGCCCTAGTGCCCCTCCCACCTGGTTAGATACTCAGCCCCTTGCAGCCGATGATGCATCCTGTTTCATCGCGAACGGCGACACCTGAGCGATAGATATCAGTGCGTCCCGCCTCTCGAAGCGGGCCGAAAGCCATATCGGACACAACGTAAATGGTATTGTCGGCGGGTTCAGGAACACCTGTGATACCAGATGCGTCCCGGATAATCTGCACGACAGGTATTCCGTTGATAGTGTTCCCTGTGTCGGTCACTGTTTCAGACAGTCGCGCCATACCGGACGATGGCACATTCTGAATGCAGTCGGCACCCTCAAGGTCGTAGATATTGAGGGTATGAGGCGTTAGGTTAACGATGTTGACCATATTGTTCTCCAATCACTTGTTGTTGGTTGTTCCCTCGAAAACAAGGGACGTTTGTTGTCAGTAGTTGTAATCGTCAGCGAGCACCCATGAGTTACCGTTGCCAACCTCCCGCATAGGGATAACAATGGATAGCGACTTAGGCTCAGTTGCTATGGGTAGGCTCATTAGTTCCTCCCACAATTCATTGCTATTCATTATTTTTGTCCCGTTGTTCTACGTGATGACAGTATGCACCAACAGGCAGTAGTAGGGACAGTAGGAACAGGGTGTAGTACGCGACCGCGAACATTACCAGATTTCCTTAATCTCTCCCATTGCTATTAGATGAGCAATGTAACTGTTGACGTACGCTTCCCAGTCGCTATGCAGCATCTCCCTAGCAATGTCACTCACCTTGAGTGTCTTGCCAAGCACCGTAACAGGCTTGCACAATTCATCTACTCCATCGGCGGCGCTAACCTCAAGGTCTTCTCTGATACGCAGGTCGCCACTCTTAGTCACGTAATCATATTCTCCCTTACTGACTCCCAACTCTTCAGCGGTGAAACAGAATCGAGTATCCCAGTCCTTAGCAATAGTGCGCAGTGTGTTAATCTTAGTCATTGTTTCTCCAACTTTCTCACATATAGTCTTCGATGTATTGCTTAATAGCGTCTTCCTCGAACTCAGCATAGATACCTGCCAGAGAATCACCCGTAGTTGTGTCCGACACAACCCAGACATACCCGTCTGCCCAAAGACTGTATTCATGGACCCATGACTCACAAGGGTTGATAGAGAATGTGTCTTTACGGAACGCAGCCGCAAACAGGCGACCCTCGTCTATCCCGTACCAACCAAAGTACACCCAATAATCAGGGCAAAGCACCTCCCACTCTTCCTGAGTAGGCAGACGGCCGTTTTCCTCGTGCAAGTTGTCAAACGCCAACATTGCCGGGCAGTCTGTTTTTGCGGGGTGGCGCAGGATACAACCATGTGGCCCACCAATGACGCACAGTGCGTCACCACTATCAAGCCACTCAGTAGGGCACTCTGCCCATTCATCCTGAGTCACTTGGAAAGTGTGCCCGTTGTGCTCCCATTCATCTGGGATGTTGACAGTGTGTGCGAATTGTGTCTGGATCATTTTTGTTTCACCTTCCGGTTTGTTGATTCTAGTCTAGCGGGCAGGTAGTTATTCTGCAATGTGAATGATATCACAGAGTTGTTCGTCTTGGTCCCAGATGAACATATGCGCGTATCCGTGCAAGTAACGCATATCGTCAATGATAACGCCCTCGTTATCGGACTCCCAGTACCAATAAACACTATTGTCATGGGCATTAGTGCTACAACGCCACACGTACCCGTCAACATCCACATAGATACCGCTAGGCTCATTTTCAGAGAACAGGTCAAGTAGTCCTACAAACTCGTATCCATGTTCAGTGAACCAAGGGTTGATAACCGACAGGTCCCAGCCCTTGTCAGGATCAACATACCCTACTAAGCGTTCCTGCATAGACTCCAGCGGGTAGTCCCGGTCGCCAATGGTACTCAGCAATTCTTCCCACACGTTATTACTCTCCCATCATGTAGCTAAGCCCAATAATGACACACATAGCGCACATTCCCGAGCTAAAAACACCCACGAAACCCATAATCTTAGAATCAGCTCGCAAACCCTCATATGCAAGGCTAAGAGTGAAAATAAGATCAAGTAAGATAAACACAAGCATGCTACCACCCCCTTTCAAAGAGCAGGTCTTCCAGATAGTTAACAGCATTGTCAACTACAAAATTAAACCATTCATCTTCGTTATGTGGGTTGCCGCCGTTTTCCATGTAGGTATCCCACAATGCATCTTGAATGTCAGTACCACTGAACCTATGGCCCTTGTAGTGCAAGATAGGATCTGACCAAGCGCCGCACCACTCAAAACCAATACTCTCAATTCCATACCAATTAGGCAACATGCTAGTTCTCATTTTCTGTTAGGCTTAAACAGGTAGCTTTCGACGTAAGCTTCCAAAGCGTCGCAACCTTCCTCAAGCCAACCGATACCGTCCATGTTCTGTTTCACGTCTTCCACGGGCACACAATACCAACCCTCGTTCACGATAATATCGTTAACAACACTGTAGAGTGCGTTAGCGACTTCCTCGGCCATTGCAGAGATACGCGCGTTAGCGACCATTGCGCGTCGCCGGTCCGGGTCACGTTCCATGTCATACTCACGTTCAACGAGATATTCATCTTCCACGGGACGGCCCATAGCGTCCCATGCAATAAAGACGTTGTAGTCGTTGCACCAACCACTCGTGATAGTGCAAACATCGTCCCAAATATCACTACCGAAAACGTTACCGTTGATAACTTCAGCAGCAAACGCTACCGACAACTCAGGATAAATGAGTGCCTGAGCGACTTCGTATGCGTATTCATTGCACACGGTTCTACCTTTCGGTTGTTATGCCGCTAACCACCTTGGTTAGCACAGTTCCCTAGGCAGGAATTGAACCTGCATTTACCTACCATTAGGCTAGGGATGCCCTTGTTAGGCTTCAATCGCTGACATGACTACCGCATCCGACAGGCCGTCCAACGCGACGACAACCGCGTCAATAGCGGCAAGCACGCTTGGGTTATCCCCAAAGTCTGCCCCAAGCTTTCTGAACGTAATCTTGGTTGTCGTCGCCGTCTTGATAACGTTCATCGTGCTCTTGTTGATCTTCGTTGCCATTGTTGTTCTCACTTTCTGTTGGGATTGGTAGGCGTTTGCCTATGCTTCTAGTGTAGGTTGTTGGTCGGTTGTTGTCAACTTGTCAGAGTGTGGTGTAGGTCGCTGGCACCAATGTGATATCATTTTGGGACTGCCTTCGCATAGCGGCCCAAAGTTCCCAATCTGGGCGCATGTGTTCACGCCACATGCTAATGATCCTGGTAATCACCCCCTTCTCATGACTTGTCAACTCAACGGAATTGCGTGTATACACGATCCCTTTCGAGCTGAATGAAAAGATTCGGGTTCCATCATTGCGGTATACATCATATCTCACCCGAGTACCAAACAAACTATCCGAGTCAGTAATTATACCCAGCTTTGTCCCTAGTGCAATAGGCTCGCTAACGATCTGGTCAGGGTACACCGACAGTAGGGCGTCGTTGATAGTCATTGTCATTGTCTCTCTGTTAGTTGAATGTCATGTCAGTACTGCCAACCAAGACGGTCGGTATCGGCTGCAAACTCTCGCAACGTTGCGCCCGTAGGGTAGTAACCGTCCCACGCTTCCATGTCCCGCGCAATGCGTTCCATCTCGCGGCGTTCACGAGCGCGGATACGCTTCGACAGGTCACGGCGCGCCTTAGTGTAGGAAGAGTGATCCCGCCGAAACTCGCTAGGATGCCACGCAACGCCGCGCGCTTCCTTGACGTGCCAGGGGTCTGTCTTGAAAGTGTGTGCCATGTTAATTAACCTTCCGGTTTGTTGGTGTTGTGCGACACCTTGTTGTATCGCATCGTTCCCCCGGTAGGGATTGAACCTACCTTGATACTCACCAATAAGCGGGGGAAGTTGAAGACGGCTAGTCTTCGTATGTGTAGTGAACCAATTCACGCGGGCCTGTGTAGTACTCAAAAAGATAGACGCGACGCTCGGTTCCATTAGGACTAGGCACGGTCACGCGGCGCGGTAGGTAGCCTTGGGCAAAGTACGCGCATTCCCGACGTTCGCCCGGGAACTTTGTGTCGAAAAAGTTGCGTAGCATATATGGCTTGTAGTACTGTTTGGTTTCATTGTGTCGGACATTGGACCAACCACCGCTGGGGGTACGGTATTCAGTCCAACGGGTGACTTTAGCGTGGGTTGTGTCTCGCATTTTGGGTGTCTTTCTGTGTGCGTGTTAGTACAATTCTTTAAGCCGGTCAGCGTAGGTTGTTAGGGCCATCCGCGCGACATCGCGCTTACTCACGAAGTACAGATGCCCATCCAGCGACTTCCACACATGGGTTGCCCATCGCGGCACGAACTCAACATCCTCGCCTACATACAGCACTTCCGCGTGCTTCCACGCCGACAGAGCGCGGGCTTCGTCATCAACAGCGAGACGGATCATGGTTTTTACCTTCCGGTTTGTTGGTGTTGTTTGTTGCTTCAAGTCTAACACCGTGTTGTCAGTGTGTCAACTTGAATTGTTGTGACCTTAGTCACTTGAGATGCTTAGCGAACTCGTTGAGCGCCTCAATCAGTGTGTGAGCTTCGTGATACTCAGACGGAGACAGGCCAAGCCGCCCTGTTTCAACCGCGACAGTAAGTTTAATTGCAAAGTTGAACGCCTCGTCAAAAACCTCGGTGCGCTTGGCTTCAACGGCCTTAGCACGCTCAATCGCACCTAGCACAGTCTGTAGGGCGTAGTCGCGCGCATCCGGCCCCGTGACAAACTCTGCGTCGCCCTGGTTGAGAATTGCATCAGTTTCAATTTCTGCAAGACGCTTCAGCGTCTCATAGTCACATGCAAATGAACGGATCATTGATCCAACCTTTCAGTCAATTTTTGGTGGTTGTGTTCAAAAATTTTTGGTGAGCCGGTCAGGAATTGAACCTAACCACCGCGCGGATGCGCGGCCCATTCTAGCGGCCCTGAACTCGCTGCGCGGTGGGCGGCTACCCAGTGCGCTAGCGACTAGCCGACACGGGCAGACGGTGAGCGCTGCTGACGCTCACGGTCACGTGCAAGCGCGACCCCCGTGTGTAATTCAGTTCACAAAAACATCGTTCACGCTGAGGTACTCGCCCGGGCCGTCTCGGCGGTCCTTGGCGGGTCCGTCCGGGCTTTCCCTCGGTGATGACTCTAGCCTATCTGGCCCCTCCTGAGTCTGTCAACTTGATAATGTGTAATGTGCGTCACATCGTGGGGTTAGGTGTGTGCGACAGTAGGGATTAAGGAACGCACGCGCGTAATAGCACCTTGGTTGTTAGCTGTCAACGTGGTTGTTTGTGTCGTTGGTTACTTGGTTGTTAGCAAGGTGAGAGCGGTGGCCCTGCCAGTTTATCCGTTTGTCGGTTGAAAGTCAATAGTCTTAGCATGTGCCGTTGGTTACTTTTTGTAAGCGAGTAGGCTGCGGGAGTGTGTAAAGACATCGACAGCCGGTGCGGGGATAACTAGACATCTTACAATGTGGATACTTTTGTGTTGGTGTTGTCTTTGTGGGACAAATGTGGTACTCGCGTAGGCATAGCGTGGGTTTTGGTGGCTATGGAGAAAGGGTGAGAGCTAGGGAGGCTGTTTAAGGGGTCTAGAGAGCATTTTAAGCGTGGTTTAGGGTGCTAGTGGTATGTGGGCCTAGGTAGGGGGGTGAAATGGCCTGAGAAGGGCTTAGGTGAAATGTAAGGACAATTCAGGGGGTGGGGAAGTGGGTGAGGAGGGTTTTCGAGTAACTACATGACTCCTTCTTAACCCGCGCCTAGGTAATGCGATTAAGAAATATATTATAATAAATAATATATATATATACTGTATCTTATACACATTTGACGCTGCCGACGAATGCATAGGTGT